CCGTGGCAGACACCTACGACGTCATCGTTCTCGGCTCCGGCCCCGGTGGCTATGTCGCGGCGATCCGCGCGGCGCAGCTTGGCCTCAAGACCGCGATCGTCGAGCGCGAGAAGCTGGGCGGCATCTGCCTCAACTGGGGTTGCATTCCGACCAAGGCGTTGTTGCGCTCGGCCGAGGTGTTCCACCAAATGAAGAACGCGAAGGCCTATGGACTGGCGGCCGAGAACATCACCGCCGACCTGGATGCGGTGGTGAAGCGTTCGCGCGGCGTGGCGGATCAGCTCAACAAGGGCGTGACCGGGCTGATGAAGAAGAACAAGATCGCCGTGCACATGGGCACCGGCAAGCTGGTCGCTCCCGGGAAGCTGGAAGTCACCGGCGAGCAGGGCGCAGAGACGCTGGAAGCCAAGCACATCGTGATCGCCACCGGTGCTCGCGCCCGCGAGTTGCCCAAGGCCAAGAGCGACGGCGAGCGGATCTGGACTTATCGCCATGCCATGACTCCCAAGGAGCTGCCGACCAAGCTGCTGGTCATCGGCTCGGGCGCGATCGGCATCGAGTTCGCCAGCTTCTACAACGACATGGGTAGCGAGGTGACCGTGGTCGAGATGGCCGACCGCATCGTACCGGTCGAAGATACCGACGTTTCCACCTTTCTGGAAAAGCAGCTGACCAAGCAGGGCATCAAGATCCTGACCAAGGCCGCGGTCGGCGCGATCGAGAAGGGCGCGGACAGCGTCAACGTCACCATCAAGGACAAGGCCGGCCAGGAGCAGGCGACCGAGTTCAGCCACGTCATCGTCGCCGTCGGCATCGTGCCCAATCTGGAGAACATCGGCCTCGAAGATCTGAACATCGAGCCCGACAAGCGCTACCATATCAAGGTGGATCCGATGGGGCGCACCAACGTCAAGGGCGTATGGGCGATCGGCGATTGCGTCGACGGTCCCTGGCTGGCGCACAAGGCCAGCCACGAAGGCGTTACCGCCGCCGAGGCGATTGCGCAGGAACTGGGCAACGCCGAAGTCCACCCGCACCCGCTCGATCGCGGCAATATCCCGGGCTGCACCTATTGCCATCCGCAGATCGCGTCGGTCGGCCTGACCGAGGCCAAGGCCAAGGAAGCCGGGTACGAGCTGAAGGTCGGCAGCTTTCCGTTCATCGGCAACGGCAAGGCCATCGCTCTGGGCGAAGCGGAAGGCTTCATCAAGACTGTGTTCGACGCCAAGACCGGCGAGCTGCTGGGCGCGCACATGATCGGCGCCGAGGTGACCGAGCTGATCCAGGGCTACGTCGTGGGCAAGACGCTGGAGACCACCGAGGCCGAGCTGATCGGTACCGTTTTCCCGCACCCCACGTTGTCGGAAATGATGCACGAGTCCGTGCTGGCCGCTTACGGACGCGTCATCCACATGTGAGCCGTGCCGGTCCGCGGCGTTTATCCAGCGTTGCGAACCAAGTGTTCGAAAACGGCCACGTGCAGAGGTTCGGCGAAAGCACAGCCCACTGCGCCGCCTCGTACCCAGCGGATTTCCGCCGTCAGCATCTGCATGCCCGGCATGCGGATACGCAACGGCAGTTCGGTGCGCACGGCAGCGAGGCGCGCGATGCGAAAGCCGCCAGGAGACAGGTCCTCAAGCCGCACCCGGGCCCAAGGACGAGAGCCCTGCCGCACGTCACAGATCAGCGTTATCCCGGCACGCGCCGTATCTCTGCCCAGCGCGGAAGCAGGCCGTCCCGTGCTCGATTCATGTTCCATATGGCGCTCCTGGCGGACGCTCTTGGGTCCGAAATCCTTGCCAAGCTGTTAGCAGCATCGAGCCAGGACCCGCTTTGCGCGCCTTGACCCGAAAGGGCGCTCGCTCGTTTTCAGCCCTGTCGCAAACGACTTAGTCCCCCGACATCGGTGATCGTGGGGCCGGTAAGGTTGGAACAAGATCGGCCCAACCGGGTTCGGCTGGCATGAACAAGATGGTCAAGCTGGCGAGCAAAGACGCGGACGTCGGCTCAACCGTGCGGCAGGCCGACACCATCGGTGAAATCGTCGCCGTCCTGCTCGACAGACTCCGTAACGAAAACCTGATCTTCATCGCGCGGGACGAGGCGCGGGCACGCGAAATTGCTCAGGCGATGGCCGCCGGCAGCGATGAGAACTGCGTGTTCTTCTGTCCCGGCAGCGACTCGCTGCCTGGGGACGCGACACCGCCGACGCCGGCCAATGCCGGCCAGCGCACCAGCGCCCTGCATAAGCTTCGACTGGCTCAGGCGGGTGACAGCGAGCAGCGTGTCGCGCTCATCAGCACGGGTGAGAGCGGCGCTCGGCTCTATCCCAAGCCTGAGCTGTTCGATGCGGCGCCACCCCATCTGCAAGCCGGCGATCCGCTGATCCTCGACGATCTTCCGGCCATGCTCGAGGAGCTTGGCTACTTCAGCGACGAGCGCGTCGACGAACCCGGCGAGTTCGCGCTACGCGGCACGGTCGCCGACGTCTATCCCGCTGATCTGGGCGGTCCGTTCCGGATCGAGGTGAACGACGGGACTATCGAGGCGATCCGCTCCTACGATCCGATAACCCAACGCACATCGGTATCTTGTGAGCGTCTGCTGATCGGCCGGGCCCGGGAACCCGATAGCAAGAATGGCGTGTGCCTGCTGGATCATCTGCCAGAGGCAAGCGTGCTGATGGAGGATGGCGCCGACAAGCGGCGCCGCACTTTTCTGGATCTCGCGGCCGATACAGCGGGGCGCCGCACCGGCGGCGAGGCGACCAACGTCTGTCCGGAAGAGCAATGGGCCAAGGCGCTGGCGTCGCACTCGCAGGTGGAGTTAGCCGCCGAATTCGGCGATGAGCCGCCACGATTTGCCGAGCAGCGCAATCCCATGCGCGGGTTCAAGCAGACCGTCGCGGAAGCGCTCGCGTCGGGCAAGGTGTTGCTGCTGGGCACCCGACGGGACTTGCGCTTCATCGCGCCGCGAGCGGAGCGTGCCATTGGCAGCGCGCCTCTCCCAGTTGCAAGTTGGCAGGAAGCCATCGACGCGCCTGCGGGCACCCTGATGCAACTGGCGATGCCGCTTGCCCGAGGCTTTCGCTTGGGCGATCTGACGACAATCGCCGCCGCCGACCTTCTCGGCAGCAGGGCGCAGCGCGAAGAGGCGGAAGGCGCTCGCGTCGACTTGGACCCTTTTCAGCTCGGCGAACTGCGCCGAGGCGATGTCGTGGTTCATGAAGATCACGGCTTGTGCGTCATCGAAGGCCTGGAGCAGTCGCCGGATGGTGGCGATGCGATCGTGCTACGTTTCGCGGGCGAAACACGGCGACTGGTGCCGGCGGCGGAAGCCAATCGTATCTGGCGCTACGGCGCGGATGAGACTGGCGTGACCCTCGACAAGCTTGACGGCACAAGCTGGATCAAACGCCGCGCCGAGGTCGACAAGACGCTTACCAAGGCCGCAAACGACCTCACGCACCTCGCCACGGAGCGGCAGGCTCGGGTTGCCGTCATGCTGGAGCCCGACCCGGCTCGATACGAGCGCTTTGTCGACGATTTTCCTTTCACCGAAACAGCCGATCAGACTCGCGCGATCGCGGCTGTCCGCCAGGACCTGGCGGCAGGGCGGCCGATGGACCGACTGGTGATCGGCGACGTCGGCTACGGCAAGACCGAGGTCGCCTTGCGGGCCGCAGCGATGACGGTCTTTGCCGGTAAACAAGTAGTCATGGCCGTGCCCACCACCGTGCTTGCCCGCCAGCACCTGGAGACATTCCAGCGTCGGTTCAAAGGCACCGGCATCAAGGTCGCCAGCTTGTCGCGCCTGTCCAGTTCCGCCGAGAAGAAGGCCATCAAGGAAGGTCTGGCGGACGGCAGTATATCGGTGGTGATCGGTACCGGCGCCGTGGCCGGCAAAGGCGTCGCATACGGCGATCTCGGGCTGGTCGTCATCGATGAGGAGCAGCGCTTCGGGGCTGCCGACAAGGCCAAGCTTGCGGCGCTTGGCGCCGATCATGTGCTGACGCTGAGCGCCACACCGATCCCGCGCACGCTGCAGAGCGCGCTGGTGGGGCTGCAGCAGATGTCGATCATCGCCACGCCACCGGCCCGGCGCCAACCCATCCGCTCGCGCGTCGGCGCGTTTGACGACGTTACCGTTCGCGCGGCCTTGCTTCGCGAGCGCAGTCGCGGCGGCCAAAGCTTTGTGGTGGTGCCTCGCATCGAGGATCTAGAGGGCCTTTCGGAGCGACTGGCCAAGCTCGTACCTGAACTGGAGGTTCTGCAGGCGCATGGCAAATTGCCGGCCGGCGACCTCGACGAGACGATGGTGCGTTTCGGCAACGGCGATGGCGATGTATTGCTCGCCACCAACATCATCGAGGCCGGGCTGGACGTGCCGCGTGCCAATACCATGATCGTCTGGCGTGCCGACCGCTTCGGTCTGTCGCAGCTTCACCAACTGCGCGGACGCGTCGGCCGGGGTAGCCGCCGTGGGCAAATCCTGCTGTTGACCGAGCCGGAAGCCACCATCGCGCCGCGAACCTTGGCGCGGCTCAACACGCTAGCGGCGTTCGATCGTCTGGGCGCAGGCTTCGCGATCAGCGCCCGTGACCTCGACATGCGCGGCGCCGGCGATCTGCTGGGCGAGGAGCAGGCGGGTCACGCTAAGCTCATTGGGGTGGAATTGTACCAGCACCTGATGGAGCGCGCGATCGCCGCAGCGCGTGGTGAGGAGACCGAGGACTGGACGCCGGTGCTCCACGCAGAACTGAGCGGCGGTTTGCCGGCAGAGTGGATCCCCGACATCGATCTACGCATCACCCTGCATGCGGCCTTGACCAGGATCGCGGAGGTCGCGGGCTTGGAAAGTTTCGAGGAAGAGCTGGTCGATCGCTTCGGGGCGTTGCCTGAAGCCGCCTGCGGACTGCTGGCGGCGGCACGGCTGCGGGTGTTGGCGCGGCTCGCTGGTGTGGCGCGGGTCGACGCCGGCCCAGCCGCCATCGCACTCACCCCGCGCCTGGGGCATGAGAAAGCGCTGGAAGATTTGGGTCTTACCCAATCCAAGGACCGCTTCGTGTGCAAAGGCGACTTCGCGGAAAGGGCCATGCGGTTTGCCAAGGCCGAGGAACTGCTCGGAAGCATCGCGTGAGCTATGCGGTCGACAAGCTCGTGCTTGTCCCTGACGACATCGATCTGTCGCGCTCGCCTCTTGCCGGACAGTTCGCGACAGAGACGTTTGTGCTGGGGGCGTTCAACCCTGGACTGACGCGGCTCCCCAATGGCAACCTGTTGATGATGGTTCGCGTGGCGGAGGCCTTGCGCAAGCCAATCTTCGATGGGCACGTCCATGCAATCCGGCGGGCCGATGGCGACGGTGGAAATGGTCGCTACGTTCTCGATGCCTGGCCGCTGGAACATGCCGACACCTCGGATCCCCGCAAGTTCATGCTGCAGGGCGGCGAGTGGAAGGTCATAGCCCTGACGTCCTTGTCGTGGCTCCTGCCGGTCGAGATGACGCCGGACGGCCTGCACGTCGTCGAGATGCACTATGACAAGGCGATCGCGCCGAGCAGCAACTTGCAATGCTATGGCATCGAGGACGCGCGGATCAGCCGAGTGGATGAGCGCTGGTTCATGACCACATGCTCCGTCAGTCCAGAGCGCCATTCGACCACTCTCTATACCTCCGACAATGGTCTGGACTGGCGCTTCGACGGCATCGTTCTCGACCATCAGAACAAGGACATGCTGATCTTCGAAGGCCTGATCGACGGTCATTACTGGGCTCAGACACGCCCGCTCGGCGACTTGTACTTCGCCTATCCGCCCGGCAGCGAGTGGCGACCCGGACCATCGATCAATCTCGCGTATTCGCCGGATGCGCGCTTCTGGAGACCCCATGCGCAACCCGGCATCCGCCCCCACGCGGCGACAGTCGCCACGGCGCGAATGGGCGGTGGCGCGCCGCCGATCCTCACGGACGATGGCTGGCTGACCCTCTGGCACGGCGTTGAGCCTCATGAGACCGTCGGCATCTATCGGACGTACTGGTCTATCCTCGACCGCGACGACCCGAGCATCGTCGTGCGAACCGATCATGCGCCGCTGCTGGAGGCGGCGCCGGAACTCACCGGTCCGCTCGAACAGCAGATGTATCTCCATGATGTCGTATTCACCACCGGGATCGCTGACGGGGGTCATCACTATATCGTGGCGTCTGGGGAAGCCGATCTCGCCTGCCGGGTGACCCACATTCCCAAGAGCAAATTCGCTCCAGGCTGAGTCGAGCCACCACACCGAGGAGAGTTCAAGTGGAGGAAGCAGCAGGCTGGATCGCGCCAATCGCGACCATGATCGCAGCGATGATGACCGCCGCCAACCTGGGTGCGCGGCTGACTGGATGGGGATTCATCGTCTTCACGGTCGGCTCCATCGCCTGGACGACGGTGGGGCTGACGAGCGGACAGACCAACCTGGTCGCTTCCAACGGATTTCTGACCTTGGTCAATCTGGTGGGCATCTGGCGCTGGCTCGGTCGACAGGCTGCTTACGAGGATGGCGCCAAGTCGGCGGAAGCGGCAAGCCGACGCTCGACATCGGCCACCTTGTTTCCCGCGACCGGTATCGGCGGCATGTCTGCCAACGACAACCAGGGCAACGTTATCGGCCGCGTGGTGGAGGCTCTGGTAGAATGTTCGACCGGAGCGGTCAGCTACATCGTGGTCGCGTCAGGCGGTTTGGCCGGCATCGATGAAGATCTGCGGGCAGTGCCGCGTAGCAAGGTGCGGTTTGCTTGCGACCAGCTTACGCTCGACATGACGCGTGAAGATTTCTCGACGTTGCCCAAGCTTCAATCCGGAAGTTGGCCGGCTTCAGCAGATTAATCCACGTTTTCCAAACAGGCATAGTGAACCCCACCGCCGACCTGATCGGGGTGGGATCCTTCAAACTGTTGCGCTTTCAGGCCTTAAGGTGCTTGGCCAGATGCTTGTTCATCTCAAACATGCTGGCTTTCTTGCCGCCGAAGATCTTCTCCAATTTGTCGTCCGCCAGGATCTCACGCTTGTCCTTAGGATTCTGGAGATCGTTCTTTTTAATGTATTCCCACACTTTCTTGACGACTTCGCTGCGTGGTAATTTGTCGGACCCCACGATCTCGGACAATTCGGGGGAGGGCGTTACGGGCGCGGTGATCCCGCCGCGAGCGCCACCGGCTGGCTTGCCGGTCTTCTTGACCTTGGCGGCAGCGGCCTTGGTTTCCTCTTCGCCGCGCTCTTCACGTGTACGGGTCATTGGGCGTTCCTCTTGTTGGACGGGTTCAGGTCGCGTTTCGGGTCTAAATTCGGCAGAAACCGAGAGGTTGCCAGAAAATATCAGCGGTGGACAAGTCCATCTCTGTGTGGACGCTCATGAACCACTGCCTCGAATAAGACAGCTGATCGCTTGCCAAGCCAGAGAGGGCTATGTCATGCCGGTCGAGAGTAGCCCTTGTGAGATCAACAGCGTGCGCCTCGTTGATGGGTGACAAACGCGGCGAAGGCGAAAAAAGTCCCATCCGTTGAGGTCGGCGACCAGGGATTCCGTGCCAAGCGCGCGTCTGTTTCAGCATCGTTGCATTAAGCGCAGCGTCTATAGGATCTGGACAACGCGCTCTGCTGAACCTTCGGCAGCGGCGTACCACAACTCAAGAAGCGGATAGCGGGAGCTGCAAGCACACTCTACATAAGCCCGATACCGCATCGAACGATCGGAAACGGTAACCAAGTGGTGTTCCAGATCCTCAACAGTGTGACGCGGACCTACAGAATGAAACGTCGTGCGGCGAGTTCGACATGGGCGCAGCCGCTGTCCTGCTCGGCGTGATAATCTCCGGCCTCATCTCAAATCAGACTTGCGGGACCGGCAACAAGGCCGTGACGTCAATTTGCGCATCGCGACACCTTTTCCCGTCAAGGCCGGTCTGCAAGCAAGCGCCCTGTTCGGCATCGATGCCGACTACGCCGCCAAGGTCGCGAGCCCACCCGCTGGCGCATACCCGGTCACGGTTACCGAGACGAACCCGAACGCGGCTTCGCCTTACGCGACGGGGATTCGACCACTTTCAACATCGTGATTCCTAAGGAGCCACCATGACCCGCTACTTCTGCGCCCTCGCGCTTGTTATCTGCGGCACGCTCGCCGCCCTCATCGCCACGCCCGCGTTCGCCCAGCAGGTCTATACCTCGCGGGTCGAGCTGACCGACGGCACCTCCAAGACCGAGAGCCTGGTCAGCAGCAAGGCCAAGCTGACCCCACCCGTCGCGAGGGGCACCAAGGTCCGCCCGTGCGGCAAGCGAGGCAACCTGTGGACGTACGTCAAGCTGGCGGACAAGTGCCCCACCCAAGCCAAGCCCACGCTGCCGGTCGTCAGCGTGGTAACCGCCAGCAAGCTCGGCGCGGTCAAGTGGGCGGATTGCGGCAAGGCGCGGATCGAGGGCGCGTACCGGATCATCGGTCAGGGCAGCGGCGCTACCACCGGCACCTGCAACGGCCTGGTCGCGACCGGCATCCAGCGCGTCGGCGTCGAGATCCGCGGCGACAACGCGGTGCTGTCCAACTTCCGCTTGATCCATGCCGAAGCCGCGAACGTCTCGCCCGATCTGCCCGAGGGCGTGCAGATCAAGACCGGCAACAACGTGCTGGTCAGGAACGGCTACGTCTGGGGCAACCGCATGGTGGCGATCCCCGGCAAGTACACCAACGGCGACGGCTATGTGGTGGAGAGCGGTGTCCACGATGCCCGGTTCGAGAACGTCGAGAGCGTGGAGAGCAGCGACAGCAGCTTCGACTGGCTCAAGGGCACCAGGATCACCGGCGACAACATGGTTGGTCGTGTTTCGGATCGCTGTCTCAAGGTCGGCGCCGTTGACGCCCACATCGGACATCTGACCTGCTCGGGCATGCGTTACGAAGCCATTGCAGCCTATGCACCCACCAGCACGCCGGTGATCGACTGGTTCACCTACGACTTCACTGGTCAGACGAAGGCGATCAAGCTGTTCGTGCTGGGCAATGCACAGGCCACGCTGGAGGTGCGCCATTGCGAGTTCATCGGCACTCCGCCGGTCGGCACGAAGATCAGCGCGAGCAAGAGCGATCGTCTCAAGCTCGATGCCAGCTGCGTGCTGCCGCAAGGTTAATCGTTACGCCGTGCGGTTTCTCTTTTGAGGCGAAACCGCATGGGTCCGATTGAAAAAGTTTTTGTGCCGTGCCAGCCCAAAAGCCAGTTGCTGCTCTCGCGCAGCGGGAAGCAGATTAAAGTTAAGGTAAAGCCGACGGTGATTTGACGTTCAGACATGCAACCTCCACTCACGGTTGCCTGACAACCGTTTGATATTTGTCGTCTACTACGCCACAGACCTACTATGTTCGACGAACTATATCAAGCCGTGAAGATGCGCTTCGGCGACGTCAACGCGTCCCAGTCGATGGGTGACTGGATCACGACCAACACCACGATCAAGAAGCGTCCCTTTTCGTACGATGGCTACGGCTTCCAGAAGGCAATCGCCGACGACATGCACCGCAACTTGTCGGTGAAGAAATGTTCGCAGATCGGCCTCACCGAGGTCCAGATCCGCAAGTTCCTTGCGATTCTGACGCGCTCGACGGCGATCGCTGGCATCTTCTCCATGCCCAACGAGAAGATGTTCACGAAGACCTACAACGGTCGTATCAAGCCGATTCTCGAAGCGGATGCGGTGTTCAATCCACCATCGGCCATGAAGCCGACCCGCTCGAAGGATCAGGTTCAGATCCGCGACAGCTTCGGCTACATCACTGCCTGCACCGAGGGCGACGCGACTTCGCTGTCCGCCGACTTCCTTTTCCATGATGAGCTGGACCTCAGCCCGCAGGAGATTATCGCGCTGTACCAGTCCCGCCTCCAAGGCTCGGATATGCAGATCACGCAGTCGTTCTCGACCCCGACGTTCTCCGGATATGGAATCGACAAGAACTACCAGCTCACGGACCAGCGCGAGTACAAGGCCAAGTGCGGCAGTTGCAATCGCTGGCACATCCCGATGTTCACCCCCGAGTTCATCTACCTCAAGAAATTCCCTTTTGAGGTTGAGAAGTTCACGGATCTTACCGCGCAGCAGATCGCCTTGCTCGATCTGGAGGATTGCCATGTAAAGTGCCCGGATTGCCAAGCGCGGTTTGATCTCGGCAACGACGACTTGCGCGAGTGGGTGGCCCTACGTCCCTCGGTGCTCAACTTCCGTGGCTATCAGGTCCGGCCCTTCTCGACTCCGCGCATCAAGCCCGCCTACATTTTCGGCCAGCTGGCGCAGTACCAAGAGAAGTCCTTCACCCGAGGCTTCTACAACACGGTGCTCGGCGAGGAGTACACCGCCGCCGACGCGCGCCTGCAGGAAGCCGACATCAAGGCGTGCATGGCCAAGCCCGGCGCCACGGCCTCGATCCCGAACACGAGCATGGACACGCCGTGCTTCATGGGCATCGACGTGGGTCTAACCTGCTACATCACGATCAGCCACGACGACGCGGACGGCAATCCGCACTTCGTCCTGTTTGACACCGTGCCGGCGTCCTCGTTGCAGCGCCGGGTCGAGGAGCTGTGCAAGGTCTACAACATCGTGCAGGGCGCGATCGATCGCTTCCCCTACACCACCGAGGCCGACGCGCTGCGCGACATGACGAGCGGCCTAATCATCCCGGTCCAGTACCGGGGTCAGCAGGCGCTGTCCCCGGTGATGGAAGCTGACACTAAAATTCTCAATCACTACTCCGCGAACAACACCCTCGCGCTCGACCGCGTGCAGGCGTTGGTCAGTCACCGGGTCATGACGATCTCGGGTTACCAAGGCCAGCGTGAGACCGTGATCAAACACCTGATGGACATGGTCCGCGACGATAAGCCGTCGGACAGCGACAACGTGCTGGGCGAGTGGAAGAAGACCAGCGGCAACGACCACTTCATGCACTCGATGGCCTTCAATCTGCTGGCGCGCCGGATCGGCGAGCACATGTTCGCGACGCAGATTTCGACGGTGGCCACTACTTCCTCTTTCCAAGGCGCCAGTTTTGGTGGAGTGCAGGGGATGCTCAACTTCAGCGGGACCGGCAAGATGAACGGTCTGAACCGTATGGCGAGGCTCGGATAAATGGCAGATAGCATTCTCAACGGTCTCGGTGCCATCCTGCTGCCAAAGGGCAAGGGCGTTAAGGGCGGCAAGGGCGCCACCCCCGGCTACGTCAAGAGCCAGCCGACCATGACGGCGCCGACGTACCGCGACCACATCACCGATGTCTACTCGACCCGTACGGCTAACGACAGCCGCGAGCTGATCGCCAACCTCGCCAATATGGACCCCGACGTCTCGGCGGCCATCAACGCGTTCCTGTCGGTCGCCGGGTCGGTGGATCCGGTCGTGACCGCCTACAACGAGAAGGACGAGATCGACGTCGATGGGATTGCGATGGGCCAGCAGCTGCTTGCGGTCCTGACCACGACCAACGACTACACGATCGGCTACAGCGACAAGCCAACGATCGATGCTCTGTGCGCCGATCACCGCTATCTGACGCTGCTGCGCGGCGGCACATCGTGCGAGCTGGTGCTCGACAAGACCTACGTGCCGACCGAGCTGCGCACCGTCGACCCGGCCACGCTGACGTGGGATCAGACCGCGCCCGGCGTGTACAAGCCCACGCAGACGCCGACCGGCTCCAACGAAAAGATCGATCTGAACATCCCGACCTTCTTCACGTCGAACTTCCACCAGTCGCCGCTCAGCAAGTACACCTACTCGCCGTTCGTGTCCGCGATCAACACGATTGCCAGCCGCACGCTCGTGATCAACGAGCTGTACCGGATCATGAAGATCGTCGGCTACCCACGCGTGGACGTGGCCGTGCTCGAAGACGTGCTGATGAAATCCGCGCCGCCGGCCTTCCGCAACCAGCCCGAGAAGATCCGGCAGTACGTGCAGGCCGAGCTGAACGCGATTCGCGACACGATCACGAACCTGAACTCGGGCGACGCCTTCGTCCACTCGAACGCGATCGACGCCAAGATCATCAACGACAAGAACCCGTCGGCGGGCATCCAGATCCAGGGTGTGATCGACGTGCTGAACGCGCAAAATCAGGCCGCCCTCAAGGTCATGCCAGCGGTCGTCGGCAAGGCCAACAACGGGCAGGTGGCTTCGACCGAAGCGCGCCTGTTCGCGCTCAATGCCGATGCGCTCAACCGATCGGTGGCCAGCCTGTTCACCAAGGCGTTCACATTGGCGGCGCGGCTCGCGGGTTTTGCGGGCCGGATCGAGGTCAACTTCCCGCCGGTCGAGCTGCGCCCCGCGATGGAGCTGGAGCCGCAGTGGACCATGAAGGCCAGCCGCCTGCGCCAAGACTTGAGTGATGGCCTGATCACCGACATCGAGTACAGCATGGCTATGTACTCGCGGCCTCCGCTGCCGGGCGCCCCGGTCCTGTCGGGCACCAAGTTCGCCGATCCGGTGCCGGCGGCTGGCGTGGACGCCAGCGCGGTCTCGCCGAACAGCGATCCTCTTGGCCGCTCGCTTTCGGGCGAGGGTGGTAATGGGGTGGCACGCAACAACCAAGCGAAGCAGGGGAAACCCAAAGCCAAGCTCTCCTTCGAGACCGATGACGGCTCAGTAATAGAACTCGCTCTCTAGGCACCTCTCTTTTTTAATTTTTACCCTGTACTTTGAGAAAATCTAAAAGAGTAACCAGAGAAGTGGTTGTCCATAAACCGCTTGAACAACCCCGGCGGATCAAGCAGGACAGTGGCATGAAGCAGTTAGAAATGACCCCGGCCCTTGAGGCCATGATCAAGCAGGCAGTCGGTCAGGACGTTGATCCGACCGGCTTTGCCGTGTTCGAGACTGTCATGCTCAATACGAAGCCGTTGCCCGGCAAGCGCGGCTCGCTGTTCCAAGACGCGGTAGTTCAGCCGATCACTCTCAAGGAGATGGTCGACAGCATCAACGGCGGCAACCACTTGCCGCTGGTCGCTGATCATGAATTGCTCGGTGCGCCCAAGGGTCGTCTCTTTCACGCCGCGCTCGACTTCGAGGACGCTGCGCTGACGATGCGTGGCCTGTTCTACCTCGATCCTACCGAGACGAACCTCATTGCCAAGCTGAACGCCGGCTCATTGGACGAGGTCTCAGTCGCGTTCATGTCGCGCGAGTTCAACTGCTCGGAATGCGGCTGGAATTACTTCGGCCTCGGCGTTTCGCGCGAGCATATCTGGGATCAGACGTGCGCCAACGGCCACAAGATCGGTACCAACGGCGTGCATGGCGAGATGGTTGGTCTGGCACAATTCGTAGAAACTTCACTGGTTGCCCGCGGTGCAGCTGACAAACCCAAAATTGTTGGTAGATCGCAATCGAAGCTGGCGCCCGAGGGTCTCAAGTTACTCGCCGCCAACGGATTTGAGACGGACGAACTGGTTGTTCAGGCGTCCCTCGGGAAGAAGGAAAACAGTACCATGAGCGATGCCGCAATGACCGCCCTGACTGCGCAGCTGACGACCCTTTCGGTCGATAAGGGCGCACTGACCGCCCAGCTGAGCGCAGCGACCGGCGAGCGCGACACCGCTCGTACGGAACGCGACGAAGCTCGCACCGCGCTGACCACTGCGCAGGGCGAGGTGACGCGACTGACCGCCGAGCTGGCAACCGCCAACGAGCGTCCCGAGACCACGGTGGCTACCGAGCGCGACGAGGCCGTGACGTTCCTTCACGAACAGCTCGATCATCTGATGACCGCCAAGGGCGAAGCGAAGCTGGAAGGCGACGCGCGGCTCAAGACGGTCGCGGCCCTCAAGGCCAAGATTGGTGAGCTGACTGCCAACCTGACGTCGATCCTCCCGGTCGGCGGAAAGTCGAAGGCCGCGGGCGCAGACGACGAGAAGGTCGAGCTGTCCTACAAGCCGAAGCACGCCTACGGCATCCGCAAGAACTAAGGAGTAGATCGCATGCCCTACAACATCACTGGCGTCGTGTCTGAAGGTTTCCCCATCGGGATCTTCACGTTCACGTACCATCTCTCGGGTGCCTTCGCCAACGAGGCGGCTGTTGCTGCTACCGCCGGCAAGGCCGTTTCGCTCGATACGACCGCTGCCGCGAGCGTGAAGCTCGCCGGCGACGGTGACGCGATCTTCGGTCGTGTCTATGTCGCCGAAGATCGCAATTCGATCGGTGGAGGCCGAGTTGCCTCCGTAGCTCGCAAGTTCAAGGAGCGGCTCCCCGCCGCGACTGGCCATGGCCTCGTCGTGGGTGACCGCATCATCGGCGCCGGCAATGGTCTCGTGAAGAAGGATGCCGCCGCTGGCGTCGCCAACCCCATCGTCGTCGAAGTCGGCACCGATTACGTCATCGCCGAAAAGCTGTAAGGAACCGCACACATGTCCAATCTCCTCGCCATTCGTGCGGCTCGCCAGCCGGCCGAAGTTCTGCTCGCGGGTATCAAGCCCGAGGACAAGAACCACAGTTCCTCGCTTCGGGCAGGTGAAAACCTGATCAAGAAGGCCAAGGAAGCGCAGCTGTCGATCGATGACTACCTGCGACTCGCGGTCGACCCGAACAAGGGCGAGTTTGCCGGCTCCGACATGGACGGTTATGAGTGCGCCCTCGCGTACCTCGACCTCCCTGTCCGTGACGACTTCTCCTCGGGTGTTCTTCTGCAGGCCGCCGCCGAGACGTTCAACACGTTTCCCGGCTCGCGTGCCCTGTTCCCGCCCGTGATCGACAACATCCTGCAGTGGAAGTACCGCCAGGACCAGATCGAGAACGTCGGTGCCATCGTTTCGCAGTCGCGTACGATCAACGGCAACGAAATGATCTCCTACGTCGTGGACGATAAGGCCAGCGACTACCAGCAGACCGGCGTGATCGCCGAGGGTGCCGAAATCCCGGTTCGTTCGCTGCGCATGTCCGAGAAGGCCGTGAAGTTCTACAAGTTCGGCGGTGGCATCGAGTTCACCTACGAGTTCGAGCGTCGCGCCAGCCTCGACATCATCACGCCGTATGCCGCGCGCATGCAGCGCGAGGTCGAGATCGGCCAGACCGCGATCGCCACGGCTCTGCTGCTGAACGGTGACGGTGTCTCGGGAGCAGCGCCCGTCGTTACCGCTACCTCGCTTGCCGCCGGCTATCCGGTTGCGGGACGCCCGGTTCCCGCCGCCGGCCGCATGAACTGGGAGATCGTTCTCAAGTGGCTGGTCACCCAGGCGCAGAAGGGCACTCCGATCGACACCGTCGTCGGCAACTGGGACATGTATCTGGAGTGGATCCGCATGTTCGCCATCCCCACGGCGAACGGTGGCAAGCCGCAGATGCAGATCCTCGCGGATGCCGGCGTGCAGGTCGCTCGCGAGAACCCTCGTCTGCCGCTCAGCATGAACTTCGCTCTCAGCTCGACCGCCCCGGCGGCCAGCCTGATCGGCTTCATCAAGGCCGAGACGATCGAAGAGTTGGTCGAGAACGGCTCCGACATCGAAGAGTCGACCCGCGCGATCACCAACCAGCGCGTCCGGTACGTGAAGACCACGAACCGCGGTTACCGTCTGGTCTTCGGTGACACCCGCTCGGTGCTCCAGCTCGACGGCTAAGTCACCGTCACCATCTAGGGAAAGGGGCCGATCGGCCCCTTTTCTTTTGCGCTTCCCACGCCATAGGTTAGAGGCTACGACGCCCGGACTGACAGGAGATTTCACATGGCCAATACCCCCCGCAATGCCCGTCCGACCGCCGATGGCGTCGACCCTCTGGTTCCCGTGCAGAATCCCAAGACCCTCGGTCAAGACCCCAAGCCCGAAGCTCAGAACGAAGCCGCCGAAGGCGCCAGTGCGCTGACCGTCAACGAGCTGTCCCCCAACCTGACCAAGGAGGACGACTCCAAGGCGCTGCCCGGCAACGGCGCGACCGACGAGACGCAGCTGGTCACCGTCAAGACCAAGGAGCCGATGCTCCTGATGGACCCCTACTCGGCCAAGCATATTGGCGCTGAGCCGGTCGAGGTTCCCGTCACCTCCTTCATCAACGACGAGCTGGCCGAAGGTGGTCGGTTGGAGCGTGCGTAAATGATTGTCCGCAGCGGCCTCGCGCTGTCGATCCCTGTCATGTTCTCGTCCGGGCGACCGGACGGGGATATTGCTTGGCGCCTGCTTGGCGCCAGCGGTGACGAGATCGCAAGCGGGACCGCTGCGGTGCCTCTCGATGCGGTATCGGTGAATCTGCCGATCGTCAGCACGTACAACGTCCTGTTGCCCGGAACCTTGTTCGCCAGCCGTGACTTCGAGTGGAGCTACACCGTCAACGGTGCCGTCGTGAACGGCGAGGAGCGCTACTCGGTCGAAGCTCGCGCGCCATACGGCGCCTCGAACGCTGGCGTTCGGGCCAAGCTCGGCGTCGAAGCCAAAGATCTGCCGGACAGCGATATTTCGTTGATTCGCTCCTACATCTATTTCCGAGATCTCGTGACCGCCGATCGCTTGACTGCTGCCGTGGACGATGCCACGCTGCTGTCGATCCGCGATGCTATCGAGGCGCAAGCCGCCCTCAACCTGATCCCCACCATGGCGGTTCGTGTGGCCGTTTCCGAGGCCAGCGGCACCAACGCTTACAAGCGGCAGGACATTGACTGGGGCGCCGTTGCGGAGAGCCTGTCGACGATCGTGAGTGATGCGATTGTCGCGGTGAACCCGACCTATGACCCGACGCCGACGGGCGCGCTGTTCGTACTCGCCACCCCGGCCACTGACCCGTTCACCGGCGACGCTTACGGCTAAGTGCCGGTGCGCAGCAGCTCGATACCGAAGGTGCGGTAGTTGCGCAGTTCCGACTGCGACATCGGGAAGACGTGGAATTTGCTCACGACCAGCTCGCTGGCCACTGCGCCGTCCGAAAGCTGGAGCAGGTCGATCTTCTTGTCCTCGCCGAAGCGCTCATGGATCTTGCCGATCAAGTCGATCTCGTTCAGCAGATTGGTATCGTGGTAGCTCGACAATCCAAGCACATATCGGATTACCCACAACCCTCGGTTCTCGTCGAACGAGAAGCCTTCCACGCCGATCAGCGTGGTCTGCGGCAGGTCGATCTCGGCACCACGCTCTTCCCAGTTGTGGTAGCCGATCGGATTGTATAGGTCAGATGCGTTCGCTTCTTCGATCAGATCGCTGGTCGCACGTACGATCGATTTATAGATAGCGGGAACAGGTGAAGTCATGGCGCAAGCTCCAAAAAGGCCGATCGTTTTCCGTTTCGTCCTTGGCAAGGGACAAGTCAAGCGCCGTCGCGAGTCGGATGATACGACCCGAGCCGTGGTTGAGCAAGTCACTGTCGCCTACGCCGAGAACAACTGGGAGGCTTCGCGTCGCGCGTTGCAAGAGGCGGTGGAGAGCGATGTTCGGGCGGAGCTGGTCAATGTCGCCGGCCAGTTCCGGCGCCATGTGATCGGCGCGCCGGGAAACCAGCGCGGTCTCGTGGGCACGCTGACGACCAAGGCGCGCGGCGGCACCGAACCTCGACAGAGCCTTGGCTCGTTGCCACGCTGGGCGCCACGCGGCGCGCGGTATCTGGAGGACAAGAAGGTCTTCACCGGAAGTCAGAACTGGTTCGACAATACCGGCTGGGAGCCGCACGGCGGAACGCTCGCCAATTTCTTCGCGAGCGATGTGGTCGATAGCCCCGGCGGTGGTGAGGTCCACGTCGGTAGCGGCGGCATCCTCGAAGATGTGTTTGGTGGGGTCAGCGTCCAAGTCACGCGCAACAACCGCGGCTGGGGCGTCAATCAGGGCACCATGACGCTGACAAAGAACGGCTCCAAAGCTGAGCTGCAGCTGGCTACGATCCGTGTGCGCGCGCTGGGCCGGGTGACCGAAAGTATGCTGCGTATTTCGGATAGTCCCAACCGGGAGCTGCTTGGCGCGATCGCCCGCGAAGACCCGGTGGTGGCGCTGCACTTGCGCGGTGGGCGCGGGCGCTATCGCCCGACCTTGGAACCCTACCTAAAGTTCTTTCTTCAGCGTGCCATCCCGCAAGCCGTTTCGCAGCGCATCGCCCGTGGCGTAGCCAACGGGCGCTTGTTCAGAAAACGTTGAACGCAGCATTGATTGCTTCTACGGCGGCCTCCGGTGTCGCGTGACCTTGGCTTAAATCTTTTACACCGGCCTTGCTTGGCGTTGTCGTGTTCGACCCACCAGGCAACACACCGTTAATGATCATGACGAAAGAATTGTGATGGGAGAGCAGCATAGCATTTTGCTCTCCCAACTTGAGTTGGATTTTCTGCGAGATCTCGCGTCGTGCAAGCCGCCAGTAGATCTGGTCGTCGAGGTCGCCCTCGACTACTCCGAAGGCCCAGCAGACGGCGTCGTCGTAGCTGAGTCCTCGGAACCACTCGTGGAGTGCGTCGGAAGGGCCTGCTTGTACTGAACCCCCAGCTTGGCCAGCTCTAGGGTCCGTTTCACGAAAAAATACAGGGCATGTTCCGTCGCCCATGTCAGAATGTTCTCGACATCTTCGGAGGTAATATCTACCTCTTCCATCGAGATCAGGTCGGCAGGATCGGTAACGATCTTTTTCACCGGGGTTAGCACGCGACGAACGAGATAATCCTGCGTGTAAACGTCATCGCGGATCAGGGTCAGGGCCGAGAGTGGGTCAGGCAACATCCGACGGAGATCCATCTCCAAACCGTATGTCATTTTGATGGTCTCGCCATTGACTTCGATTGTCAGCGGCGGACGGGGCGGAAGTGGATCAGACGGTTTCAATGGTCACTTCCTTCTTGAGTAGGCGCGCGAGAGCGGTATCGAGGCTGACGTGATGACCAAGGCCAAGCCGCAGCAGCTGATTGACCTTTACGTTCACGAACACACCCTCGGAGTTGGCAAGATCGCCAATCTCATTGTAGAGGGATTCAGGGATCCTCACCGTAAAACTACGATGCTCCTCCTTTGGGGTAGTCTCTTTTGGCATAAATCTCCGGTGGTGATCCGTGGTTGCAATCTTTCCTATTGAGCGAAACGCAAAACAAGGCAAGAGGCAATCTGAGTTTCAAAAGGAGCGCCGTGATGGCCGAAGTTCAGAAGTCTGCATTCGCCCTGTCCTCGGCGACTCTCATGATCGGTCGAGCTTTTATCGACGACGTGTTTTCGCTCCAGCCGGACAAGCATTCGGTGGGCATGGTCTCCGAGGTCAACGTCAGTCTCGACAGTTCCATCAACTCGCTGCTGAACGGCGTGGCGCAGGCCGAAGTCGATGCCAAGCGCACTGGTGTTTCGGCGAGCATCACCGGCAACGTCTTCGAGATGACCGCGCAGAACTTCATGCGATCGCACGCCATGTCTGGTTCTGCGGTTCCGGTAAAGCGTGGTCGTCTGACTGTCGCGGTGGCGTCCGGCGCCACCAGCTTGACTATCGCATCGGACCCCATTCCGGGCGAGGCCACCTCAGCTATCGCTGCGCTTGGCGATATCCCTGCTGGTTCGACCATTCTGATCCAGCGCGGCAACGGCGAGACTGACTACGTGTTCCCGACCGTGACTTCGGCGGCGGCCACAGGCACCGGTCCGTATGTGCTGCCGCTTGATGCCGCGCACGGCGTTCCTGCCGATATGACCTTTCCCGTCGGTGCCCGCGTGTGGGTCGTGCAACCCATCGGCGTTGGCGATATCGACGCGGACGATCTGTTCTGCGCCAAGATCGTTGGTACGCTCTCCAACTTCGATCGCCCCATGGTATTCGTCGCTCCGAAGATCCGCATGGTCAAGGGCTTTGGTCTCTCGTTCAACGAGACGCAGTACAGCTCGATGGCTTGGGAAATGAAGCCGCTCCTGCTTTCTCGCGGTGAGCTTACCGGTGCGCCTCGTCTGGACGAAATCGGTACTCGCCGTCCAGGTCGACTTTACGTTGGCGGTTGAGTACCTCGCTCTTGACGAAGACCTAGAAAGCAGCCCAATGGGCTGCTTTCTTCGTTTGGATAGCTTGTGACAACAATCCCTCTTGAACATATTAAGGACTCGCACAAGCTCGTCGCTGACGGACGCGTCGAGCTGTTTGAGCTGACCCCGGCGGGTGGCACGGGCGTGGTCCGTTTCAAGAATGACAACGACGTGACATGGCGTGGCAATATCTACACCGGTCTGCCTGTCGCATTGAGTGGTGAGAAAAAGACATCAGAGACTGGTCTCTCAATGCCTAAGCTCCAGCTGGGTCAGCCCAATGTTGACCTATCGATGTTCAAGCAGATGGTTTATGATGGATATCTTGACAATGCCATCGTCGTTAAAATTACCATTCTGCTCGACAACCTGATCAATAATCGGCTCATTCGGGAGGTCAACAGCTATCGGGTGAAACGGATCGAGCAGTACAGCCGTTCGCAGATCAGCATGCAGTTGGCCACGCTTTCCGACAGCCTTGGCTTCTCCCTGCCGTACCGGACCTATCTTCCGCCGGCTTTTCCTTCGGTGCAGATGTGACGATAGAAGACCTCAAGTACGAGCACCTAATCGATCGCCCGTTTGTGTGGGGTTACAGCGATTGCTTGTCGTTGTTCCGTGATTTCTATGAACAGAACTTTGGTATCTCAATCACGAACTATGCCCGGCCCACCAACTGGTCCTCGGACAAGATCGACCTGATGCGCTTGTGCTATGAGCGCGAGGGGTTCGAGATGATTACCGAGTGGAAGTTGAAGGACTTGCGCCCCGGCGACGTGCTGTGTATGGCAATTGGCGAGCAGAATGCGAACCACTTCGCGATCTACCTCGGCAACGACCAGCTCGTCCACCATCTCTACGGTCGGACCTCGACGCTGGAGACTCTCCGCGGTTTCTACCGCAACGCGATTTGCTTCATCCTGCGCCACCCTGACGTGCCAGACCTCACTCCCGTCTACCCCGACGTCGATATCAGGAGCCTGATCAGTGCTCGAAACGCTTTATAACCACGAGGACACTGAGGAGCGTTGCGGTCTCGTGCTGACTGACGGTTCGATTGTAGAGATCGAGAACGTTGCGCAGGAAAAGACCGATAGCTACGACATGAACCCGGTCGCGGTGCTGCCATTTCTGGAGAAGAAGATTGTGGCCGGGACGTGGCACACGCATCCGAAGGGCGATCCTAATCTGAGTGGTGAAGACTATTCGGGCTTCCTTGCCTACCCCGACTTGGAGCATAGCATCATCGGCTGGCGCAACGGCGCCGTCGCGGTGCAGACGTACCGGGTCGAGAAGGGATTGGTGGTCGTATGCGGATAGTTTTCCACGGCATCTTGCGACAGCTCTTCGGAGATGATGCGCACATGCAGGCGGACACTGTCGCGGAGGCGCTCGAAGGCTACTCGCGTCAGGTGGATTGGCCGACCGAAGTGCTTGTGCACGTCGTCGGTTTCGACACGCCCGAGAAATTTCAAAATCATGCTGATGAGGTTCACCTCATGCCGGCAATGCATGGCGGCGGTGGCAAGTTCGGTTCGATCATTCTTGGAGCAATTACGGTCGTGGCCGGTGTTCTGCTGCTTGAAACTCCCTTCGGCATACCATTGATCATCAGTGGATCGCTTATGGTTGTGCAGGGAGTTATCGGCCTTTTTCTCAAGGCGCCCAAGATGAAAGGCGTCGACGACCCTGAGTCTTCGAAGTACCTTCCGGTCAACAAGAACACAACTGCAATCGGCACACCGATCACGCTTGCTTACGGGCGCATCGATCTTGCCGGCCACTGGCTCAGCTTGCAATCCGACAGCAACAATCTTTCTTACGGGGTTTTCCCCGCCAATCCCTAAGGATATGAACATGGCCGTAGACGTTTCAGAGGATCTCAAGGCGTTTGCGACGCCCACGCAGGCAATCACCATCGACGCGATAATCGCGGCTAGTGGCAGTATCCGCAAGGCGGCAAAGAACTTGGAACGTCATCCCAATAGCGTTCGCGCCGCGCTCGCACTGGTCCGCTCGAACGCCGCGGCTCATGGCTATGCTCCCGAATATGGTCTCAACTCTCCGGTCCCTCATCCGTTCATCGCCAAGGGCCACTCGACGCTGGAACGCGTCGGACCGGATGGCTCGCGTGAACAGGTGCTGCAATGGACCAAGACCCGCCTCGACGACCAGCAGTGGGCCGATCAAATCAAGTCCGGCGTCGAAGCCTTCATCGACGATCAGCAATACGGCACGGTCAAGATCAAAGCCGCCCCGCTGGTCCGCGACAATGATATCATTCCTTGGATTCAGATCGGCGATGCGCACCTTGGCATGCTCGCCCACGAGGCTGAGACTGGCGCGAATTTCGATCTCAAAATCGCCGAGGCCGAGTTGGCCACTGCGGTTTCCATGCTCATCGACGAACTTCCTGCTGTTGAACGCCTCGTCATCAATGACCTTGGCGATTTCACCCACTACGAGAACATGGCCGGTATCACTGAGGCCAGCGGCCATGCACTCGATTTCGACGGGCGCTTCCCGAAAATGGTGGATGTCTATGCCCGCCTGATGCGCTTCATCATCGACAAGGCGCTGGAGAAAGCCCAGCATGTCGACGTCATCATCAATCAAGGCAATCACAGCCGAACTAACGATATCTGGATGGCCGTTCTGATCCGGTCGGTCTATGAGAAGACCGGACGCGTTCATGTTCTGAATAACCATTCGCCGTTCATCGCGTATCGCATGGGCAAGACCTTGGTGATGACCCACCACTCCGACAAGTGCAAGCCCAACCGGTTGGTGCAGGTCATGACCAGCGACTTCAAAGTCGATTGGGGTGAGACCGACTACCACTACATCGATATCGGCCACATCCACCATGGCATGGCCATGAAGGAGCATCCCGACGTTGTGCTGGAGAGCTGGAACATCCTCGCGCCTAAGGACAAGTGGGCCGCCGACGGTGGCTACCGCTCGCGTCAGGCAATCAACATGGTCTACCGCAGTCGCACCTATGGCGAGGTCGGTCGTCGGTTGCTTCCGATCCGTCAGGTTCAAGATCGCATCCGTGCCAGCTCATATGGCGATGCGCATTACATTCCTCCGGTCCAGCGCGCTTTCTCTGTATAGCCGGTTGCCAACCTAAGGGGTTGCCTCGGTGATCCCTTAGATTCACAGGTGACGAATGGCCAACGCATACACGCAAGATATTGTCCTTGATGCCGACGGCAAACCAGTTCTGGACGCGCTCTCGCTCGTCCAGAAGTTCATGGGCGATATTCAGAAGGTCGTCACCGGCATCGGTGTCACCAGTGTTGAGGACGCCAAGAAGTGGCAGCAACAGCTGGCACTCAACCTCAAGATGCTCAAGCAGGCGCAGAGCGATCTCAAGACCCTACAGTCCGATCGCGAGGCGCGGCAGAAGGGCTTTGCTTCCGCCGAGGCGGACGCCAAGCGGATCGCCAAGATTGAAGCGCAGGCCGATAAGGAAGCCAATCGCCAGAAGGTGATCGAGGCCAAGGTTACCTACGGCGAGAAGGCGCGCATCGCTCGCGAAGAAGCCAACATCGAGAAGCAACTCGCCAAAGAAATTGCCGAGTTCGAGAAGTCGCAAGATCGTGCCGCGATCGCCTCGGCCAAGGAGGTAGCCGCAGCGCGGCGCGAAGCAGCGACCGCCGCCGTCACCGCCAAGGCGCGCGGCATCACGAACGTGGATGACGCCCGCGCCGCCAAGGCCGCTAGTGATCAGCGTCTTAATCTCTTGCGCCGTGAGCGCGAAACCGTCGCCTCCAACGATGCTGCCGCCGCTCGGAGCATTGCTGATCGTATCTCTGTCGAGAAGGCGCTGGGCACGGCCATCGACGGTACCATCCGCAAGCTGAACCAGCAGGCCGAAGCGGATCGCCGCGCTCAAGATGCCGCGACTCGCCGTTTGCAAGGCCAGCTTCCTGCCGCCGCCAAGCTGCTGGCCCCGGCGAATGTCCGTGACGCGGTCAATCAGAGTGGCGATGTTAAGAGCACGCTGGTCGGCTATCAGTTCGAGCAGGAACTTGCACGCCAGCGCTTGCAGACAGCCATCGCTGATCGCAACGCCACACTGGAACAGGTCACCGCGGCGCGTCAGCGATTGGAATTGGCGAACGCTAACGTCTCGGCAGCGCAGCGGCTCTTGCAGGAAGACCAGAAGATCGCGGACGTGGAGCGCCGTTTGGCGACCACCGAGCGGGTTGAACAGCAGAAGGCACAGCTGGCCCTCGCTGGTCAGTACGCGCGCGAGCAGATCGTCGCCCTTGGTCCCAAGGAAGCGATACGTCGCGCCGTCGAGGCCACGGCTCTTGCCGAGCAGAAGCTGGCGATGGCATCCGTCGAGCATGTCGCTGCCGCCCGTCAGGAGCTTGAGCTGGCACGCGCGCAGCAGTCGGCGACCGAGAAGCAGACCCGTAACACCAATCCGCTCAGCTCGATCCTATCCCCCGAGTACGGCCTCGCCGCGTTTGCGCGCACCTCGGTCTACGGCTTGGCCGCCGGGGCGGCGTATAGCGCCTTCAACGTCGTCGAAGGTAGCGTCAGCCAAGTCGTTCAGCTCGAAGACGAGATGATGAAGCTGCAGGCTATCGCCAATGCGACTGACCCGCAGCTGCAGCAGATCAAGTCATCGATCTTCGAGATCGGTGCAACCTCGCGCTACTCGGTTATTGACCTTGCCAAGATTAGCCAGACGCTGGCGCAGGCTGGCGTCACGGCAGGTGAGATGCGTTCGGTGCTGCAGTCGGTCACGACGCTGGCGACCGCGTCTGGCTCGACCCCTGACGAAGCCGTGAATCTCGTCACGAGCGCGCTAGGTTCGTTCCAGCTGCAGGCCAGCGAGGCGGCCCGCGTCGCCGACCTCATGACCTCGGCCCTGAACCGTACCAAGCTGACGGTGCAGCAGACCGGGCAGGCGATCCAGTATGTCGGTGCCACTGCCTTTGAACAGAACATCAGCCTCGAAACGCTGCTGGCCACTGTCGGTGCCGTTGCCCAGGCGGGTGTCAAGTCCGGCTCGACCATCGGCACTGGCTTCCGGCAGTTCCTCGTCGATCTCCAGTCGCCCAGCGAGAAGCTGACGGAGCAGCTCAAGCTGCTCGGGCTAACCACGGACAAGGTCGATGTCGCGGTCCTTGGCCTGCCTCAAGTCCTTGAGAACCTGAAGAACGCTGGCTTTGGCGCCGGGCAGGCCTATGCCGGTCTCGAAACGCGCGCTGCCGCCTTCTATCTCGTCGCCAAGAACAACGTCGATGTGATGGACCAGCTCCAGCTGTCCTTCGCGAATAGCGGCGCGGCAGCGGTCGCCAACGAGCGTGCCATGAATTCGCTGACCGCGCAGTGGCAGCGCTTCAAGAACATCCTGTCGGAAGACCTTGAAAGTTCGGTCGACACGACGATGGAGCGCCTCAAAAACGGCTTGAAGTCGCTCAACGATTTCATCGAGTATATGGGTCAGGTGCGCGAGGGCGCGCAGGATCGTATCGCCAACAACTACAATTATGGTGGCAACACCATGGCGTGGCTCGGCGATCGTATGGTTGGCATGGATGCCACAACTCTTGTGGCTCCACAGTTGACCATTGCTGGCAAAGCACTCGACTACTTCACGGGCCGGAACGCGGCGGCGCAGGCCGCTTCCGCCGAGCTAGAGACGCAGGTCTCGGAAACAACCGATGCCGTCGACAAGCAGACTGGTCTCATCAGCGAGCTGGATAAGGAGATAGCACGCCTCGCCGTCCAGAAGGATACGTTGCGCAGCAATGACATCCGCTCAGGTGCCGAGATTGCTACGCTTACCTCGCGCTTTGAGGGACTGGCGATTTTTCTCAAGAACACCGGCAATCGGTATGATGATCTAACGCAAGCTATGCAGCGATTTCGTTTAGAACAAAACAATGTAGCGAATACTAAATTACTTGCGCAGTCTTCAGCACTTACTTTGGAAACTGCCGACGCGCAGAAGCGCGGCTCGAATGCCATCCGCGATATTCGCGGCAATGCCGACTTCATGGCGAAGCTGAACGCTGACCAGCGCTGGGCACTGGACCACCCCCGCTCACAGCGCGGTCAGGGCATCCTCGGTGATGCCGTGAAACAGTTCAGCGACAAGGGCGGCGACCGCGGCTTGGCGGATAAGCTGAACGAGGTCGTGCAGGCCGTCGGCACGGTCGCCACAAACACGGCGCAGCAGAACATCATCACGTCTCGCGTCGCAGACAACACCGCGGCGATGACGCGCGAAGGCAAGAAGGTCACTGCCGACAGCAGCGACATTCAGAACATCGTGACCAAACTCGGCTCGGCGACCGGCGCCGATCAGGCGAAGCTGGGGCAAGAGGGCTTGGCCAAGGTCACGGCGCTGGATAGGTATATTAACGGACTGCTGGCGAACAAGAGCGTTCAAGGTGCCAACCGTACCTTCTTGCAAAATGCCTTGGGTGACAACTCTAGCCTGCGTCAGCAGATCACCGCTGCGCTGGCGCCGACGAAGGCACAGCTGGAGGAGCAGAAGCGCGCCGAGCGCGAGGCGACAAAGCGCCCGCTGGTTACGCAGGCTGACATCGACGCGATCGTCAACGGCGGCAGCGGCCTTAACTTCGCTGATCGGATCAAGAACCTCGGTGAGCGTTCGCGCGCCGATCAGGTCTCGCCGAAGGGCGCCCGTGGGACGATGCAGGTCATGGCGACCACCATCACCGACCCCGGCTATGGCGTGCGCCCGGCGGCGAACAACACGATCGAAGAGATCGATCGGGTGGGCCGTGACTACTCCAATGCCCTCCTCAAACATTATGGCAGTGAGGTTCTGGCCGCCGCCGCTTACAACTGGGGTCCGGGCAATGTCGATAAGCGGGTCAAGAAGCTAGGCGCTGGCAACTTCATGTCGGACGCCCCCGGCCTGCCGAAGGAGACCCGCGACTATGTAGGACGCGTCACGGGCGGCACTCGGATCAACGACGGCGTCGGCGGCTACTCGATTGAGGGCAAGTCACCCGCACAGGCCGAACTCAAGGCCAGCACGATCCGCAACGCACTGGCGAACGCCGGTATCGATGCGACGGTCACAATCGACAATGCCACCAAGCGGATCGTCGTGTCGGTGCGTAAGGGCACGCGCTTCACCAAGGATCGGACAGACACCAACGCCGACAAGTTCGATGCCAAGCTGGCGCAGGCACAGGTCTCGATCGATCAGACGCAGCTCGCCAACGATCTGGTGGACGTGGCGAAGGCCACGACTGACGAGACGCAGAAGGCAGCGATCAACAATGCCATGGTGTCACTCGACGCGCTGAACAAGAGCATCAAGGACGCGGCTGAAAAGGAGCTGGCCTCGCAGGGCTTGGGCGAGTTGTCGCCCGAGTATCAGGCGAAGATGATGCAGGTCCAGCAGACGATCAATGAGAACGTCGAGAACTTCAATCAGAAGGTGACCGATGCCATTCTCAAGAGCATCAAAAAGCAAGGTGAGATCGCGCAGACTGCTTTCGAGAAAGCTACGGCAGGTGCCGAACAAAGCTTGGCCGTTGCGCAGGGGCAGCTGACTGGACTGGATGCTTACTCGCTGCGCAACAAGGTGCCAGATTACGTCAAGAGCTTGGCAAGCGATCGCGTAGCGCAGGCGCAGGAAAATGTCACCCGTGCCCAGTACGCAGCCACCCCGGCGCTCCAAGCAGCAAAGGAGCAAGAGATTGCAGCAGCTCAAGCCGCTCTAACTAAACCAAATGTAAATGCTGACCAAATAAATGCCCAGTTGGCTACCCTCAATGTTGAGCTGGAAAAGATCAAAGCCAATCGTGAGGCCCTAGCGGCGCAGCTGGGTGCCGGCGGTCTGCTCCCGCAGACGTTCTCGCAGGGCCTCGATCAGGCGATCCAAGCCTACCGCCAAGCGAATGACGTGGGTCAGACCTTCTCGCAAAACGTTCTCATGAACATGGGCGGCGCGCTGGACGAAGTGAATAACGGTCTGACAACCATGTTCACGTCGATCCTCGACGGCTCACAGAGCGCGCTGCAGGCGTTCGGCACTTTTGCCAAGGGCATCATGCAATGGATGGTCCAGTTGGCCGCCAAGGCCGTCGCCACTCAAGTTTTCAACCTGCTGCTGAATGCGGTAGGAGGCGCTGTAGGGGGCAAAGCGGCTGCGAGCAGCAGCGGACCCTCAATGGGCTTGGACTCGCTCGCATTGGGCCGCTACGAGGGCGGTCCGATCTATCGCGCCGCCGGTGGCGAAGTCACCAACGGCGATGTTTCCAAGGACAGCGTGGACGCCAAGCTGGCGCGCGGCGAATGGGTGATGCAAAAGAGCGCGGTGGACAGCGTCGGCAGCGGCTTCATGGCTCGTCTCAACCAGCATGGCTCAAAGGCGTTGGACTCCTTGCAGTCGATGCCGAAGCTCGATATGCGCAACCACACCGAGACGAATGTCTATGTCGTCCCGCCCGAGCAGCAGCCGACGATGGGTCCGAACGATGTTCGCGTGATCCTGAACGACGAGCTGATGAATGGCGATGGCAAGCGGCTGGTGCAACATATTGCGAGTGACCGCTAATGGACACGTTCAACTTCTGCCCTAATCGGAATGTACCCGAGAACCTGCCGCGCGATGCCCCGCAGAGCACCATGTCGCTCGGCGGATGGCAGTTCAGCTCACGCCCGACCACGCCGTATCAGCGCAAGATCAAAATGACCTTGCATGGCATGCGGTGGTATCTCGACGGCAGCGATCGGTATGACGCCACGACGAACCAGCAGTTCAATGCAAGAGCGCTTGAAATCTTCTACGAGCAGCATGAGACGTGGTCACCATTTATCCTTCCGCATCAGCACTTTGGTGATCTGACCGTGCGCTTTGCCTCGCCGCTGACAGTGCCTGCTGCCGAGGTCAACAGCGGCGGCTGGATCAAGCCTGTCGAGGTCAACTTCATCCTCCACAATCCGGGGTATAACTGATGGTCTCGCTCACCTCCGTAGGCCGCCGCTTTGAGGTGCCCTTCGCTGTGATCGAGGGCGGCACTGGTGTGATCACGGCAATCCTATCGGAAACCGATCAGAACTCGCAACCGAGCTACGTGTTCGTGCAGCCACGTCACGTTCTACGTACTACGGCGCCGACCGCGCTGCGCGCTGGCATGGTCATTCGCTCCCCCGGTGGCTCACCGTTCATCGTCGGCCTGAACGGGCCGTCGGAGCAGCGCGAGGGCACCTTGTGGGACAGCTTCCGTCTGTTCGAGCCGACGGGTCGCTATGCGCTGTCACGGCGCACCAAAGTGCTGGATCCGATTGCCAAGCAGTATAAGGAAGGCCCGGTCCAGCAGATTGGCACGATCTGGTCGGCTATGGAGCCGCTGGATCGCGAGCAGGCCGATCGTGAAATGCGTGTGAACTTCGAGCAACGTCGCTTCATCACTGGCTCTATGGTTGCCCCTGGTGACTTAATCGACAACCGGACTGTCACGAAGGTAGACAGACAGCTCGGTCTTGCGATAGGCGTTCTTACCTAACGAGGTGGCGATGTTTTCAGGTGCCAAGGGGGGCGGCGGCTCCTTCAAACAGACCCCAGACAATCTACGGTCGAATGACACGTTCGAGGGCGTGCTTGGCTTGTGCTCTGGGCCGATCAAAGGGCCAACCCGCGGTCTCAAGTCGATCAAGGTCGACGGCACGGCAATTGAAAATCAAACCGGCCAGCAGAACTTCCAAGAATTCACCGCGACGTTCGGTGACGGTGATCCGCTCAAGTTCCCGCAGAAGGTAACGCTCAAGCTCGGTGCAGGTGCCGCACCGACCCAAGTTGGTTTGTCGCTTCCCAACGAACATGGCAACGATCCGGTTTGGATCACGAAGACTCTCAATAACCGCAATGCTGACTTCATTGATCTTCGCTTTATTGTCCAACAGCTCTTTCGGCAGGACAAGAAAGGTATCTATGATGCGACGGCAACGATCGAAATTCAGCTCAAGCCGGTAGGATCAACGACGTGGATAAATCCTACGATCAGTCCTTCCACCGAGAACTATAATGAGCAGGGCCTAGCAACCGGGGGCGGCGCCAAGCAATATATTGCTCGGGCACTTTTCGATATTGACGGTAAGCCAATTAGCTCCAGCCCTAACTTTCGCATCACGGGCAAAACCAACAGTGCTTCAGTATATGAGCTGCGTTTGAATGTCCCCAACGACGGAGCATACGCCGACGTTGCTTGGGATGTGCGCGCGCGATTGCTGGAACGTGAAAGCTATGAAAAAGATGATGAGAGCGAAAATCGAACGATCAGCTGGGAGTCCATGGCCGCCGTCTATGCGGGCGTCATGGGCGAGCATGAAGACTGGCGTGGACTGTCGTGGCTTCAGCTCTACGGTAAGGCCAGCGATCAGCTGACCGGTGTGCCCGAGATCACGGGCGAGTACGATGCTAAGATCGTTTCGGTCCCGAACGGCATCTTCAACCCGATTACCCGCCAGTACCAAGCGGGGGTCTGGGACGGGTCGTGGATCAAAGCTTGGACGAATGATCCGGCATGGGTCATCAACGACGCGATCTCGGACGAACTGTCGGGCTTGAGCCTGGTGGCGCGCGGCTCGTACCTCAACAAGTGGGACGCGCTGGAGCTGTCGAAGTATTGCTCGCAGCTGGTGCCTGACGGCAACGGCGGGTTCGAGCCGCGCTACAGCATGAACATCGCGATCTCCCAGCCGCAGAAGGCTGAGGAGTTCATTCGGTATTTGGCCGGTGCCGTAGGCGCCTTGGCGTGGGATCAGGGGAATGGCGAGTGGCGCGTCAAAGTCGACAAGGCCGACAACCCTTCCGACATTTTCACGCTCGACAACATCGAGGGCGAATTTATCTACAGCCACACGGATGTGGACACGCGATTCAACAACATTATCGGTCAGTTCAAGAACGCCGAGATGGATTATCGGCAGGACTCTGTTCAGCTCTACGACAATGCCTCAATTGCCCTCATCGGTCACAAGCCGACGACAATCGCACTGGTCGGATGCACGGGTCGACAGGAAGCAATGCGTCGCGTCAAGCTGCGCCTGCGATCGACCGTCAACGAGAACCGCATTGTCAGCTTCACAACGAACCGCCGTGGCCGGAACATCGAGCAACTCTCGACGATCCTGATTGCTGATGGTGACCTCGGTGATCAGGACAAACGAACGAATGGGCGTGCGGTCGCGATCGCCGACGATCGTAAATCTCTGACCTTGCGAGATTCGGTCTACCTTTCGCCAGGTGTGGCATATCGCATGTGGCTGACTGTTCCCAATCCCAGCTATAATCCTGATGCGACCAACCAGCCGGTCAACTCGGACTGGACGAAGCCGACGCGCTCGTTCTATGTAACGATCACGAACACTTCTAGCCAGCGTGGTTCTGTTAAGACGCTCTATTTTGATAACGCCTTGCCTGACACCGTAGATCAAAACTTGGCGGTGGCTTTGGAGGCTGCAAATTTACCGTCGATGCCTCGACTGTACCGTGTCACGGGAGTGACCGTACAAGACGATGGCGAACGTATCTCAATATCGGCGATTAACATTGACACTGGCAAAGGCGATGCCGCTGACAACGTAACCAAGCAGGATACTGTCTTTCAAGATCTTCGCGGATCTGTACCAGCTCCTCGCTTGCCGCCGGCAGGACGTGTGCTCAGCTTGGTCCGTGTACCTGTTGAGCAGGGCAACACTGTAAATCTTGTTGCGAATTGGCAGCGTCCAAGCGGTGCCTTTATCAACGGGTTCACAATCAAGTATTCTATCAACGGCGGCGCGCTGAAAACGGCAATGGAGCGCAGCCAAGACTCTACTTTTGAGTGGGTGAATCCTGCGCCCGGCGTGTGGCATGTAGAAATTTACACCTGCGATCGTCGAGGAGGTATTTCGCGTCCCCTTGTTGATGATTACACCGTCGGCCAAGATATTCTCAGTGCCGACGACATCCGTTATCTCGACGACCAGACCATGCAATCTTTGCAGCCGTACGAGCCGGGGGCTGACAATACGTCGAACCAACTGGTTGGCGCCTTTCAAAAGTGGAGCGGTCGTACCCCTGAAGAGGTTGTAGAATCTCTCAATAGTGCCACGGACACTATTTCCCAAGAGCTGATGCGAAGCATTGTCTGGCGTGCCGAGACCGACCAGATTTTGTACCTGTCTGACGGAACGCCTGTTCGCACTAAGGTAGATGCAATCGGCACGACCGTGAACGGTCACCAGACTTTCGTCGCCTCTCTTCAAGAAGTGAACGGAAATGGAACAGCAAAGTTTACGTTCACTGCGAAAGCTGATGGCTCAATTGTGGGTATTGAAGGTTTCGCCGGTCAAAAGTTCAACCAACTAAGCTTTGTGGCTGATCGCTTCTTATTTGTGGATGCGAACGGGCAAAACCCTATCAATGTCTTGAGCTATGACAATGGCGAGTGGATATTCAACGGTAATATTACTGCTCGAAAGATTACTTACGAGTCACTTATTCCTAAGTTTGGAGGCCAGTTTAATTCTATTAACACCAATGGTGGCTTTCAAATTATGCCCGGCGGGCTGATTATGCAATGGGGACGATTGCGTCAAACCATCACCAACGAGGCTGCTTTCAGCATTGTCTTCCCTATGATTTTCCCCAATAACGTCATGAGCGTGACGGGTACTGCCTATATTGATACGCCTAACAGCGATCGAGATCTTTGGATCCAGAATGTGGGCAAACCAACGCTTGAAGGAGCTACCTTTTACTGCCAGTCCTCGACCGGTAATTCCCAGCTGATTCAAGGGATCGACTGGTTTGCTTTTGGAAATTAACTATGGCCACTCCAGTTGATCAAGCAAGCATGGCTGAATTAGTTCAGCGCCTCAGTGCTTATATTGAAGAGCTTCGCGGGGCAAAGCGCAACGTACTCGTTCAAGAGATAACCGGCCCAGGGCCGTACACGCTGACCGACGCGCTGCACGGCGGCAAGCGCCTGCGGATCGGCAACGGCGAGGCGGCCGCGGCGATTGTCGTCAACTTGCCCATCGATCAGCCAATCGGCACCGTCTTCCTAGCGCGCCAGATCGGCGCCGGGCCGCTCAAGTTTATCGCCGCGCCGGGTTCGACGCTCTATCATCGATTGGGTCACAACGGCACAGCTGGACGCGATGCCGCCGTAGCATTGACCTACGAAGGCATTGGCCTGTGGCTGCTCGATGGCGATACAGCGGTGGTCGGCTGATGCTTACGTTCCACGCCGGCTACTTTCCAACAACCGTGGCGAGCGTACGCCCACCGGCAAAGGTACGGGCAGTTTATATCTCGCCAACTGGAAACGGCAGCTTTTCTGGAGCAGATTGGGCGAACGCGGCACCGCTCACGGCCATAAACAACATGATTGCCAAAGCAGCGGCAATCAATGGTGAGGTGTGGCTACGCGCGGATGTCGGGGACTACACGCAAGTCTCGGCGCTGACCGTGAGCAACGGCGGCAAACCCGGTAAGCGAGTTAAGATCAGGGGCGTGGACGTCAACGGCCTCGATATGATGGCGACGATCGTTGGCAATCGCGCCTCGCCGTGGTCGCCAGGCGCCGCCTCGGGCAGCGATTGTTTCCGCCTCAACGCCGGCAGCGATCACCTGCACTTCGCTTTCCTGCGCGGGAAGAACCAAGGTAGCGGCTTCATTCGCGTGCGCCAGCCCCTCACCGATCTGACCATCACGGACTGCGAGGGCATCAACGTCTCGCGGTTCTTCGAGAACTTGGCTTCGAGCGGGTCGGCGTCGGTCCAAGGCTTGACCATCCAGCGCATCCTGGGTCGCGGCTACTCCAAGAACTTCATCCGCATCCAGTACGACACCAACGACATTCTGATCGATGACGTCGATGCGGACGGCCAGCGGCAGGACGGTGACAACTTTGCCGTCGGGATCGGCTTCTATGGCACAGCACACAATGCGGTGCTGAACCGCTGCGTCGTGCGCAACAACATCGACACGCTGCACGCCTATCAGAACTGCGACGGCTACTCGGGAGAGCTTGGCAACCACCACATCACGCTGAACGACTGCAAGGCGTTCAACATCACGGACGGTGGCTGCGACTTCAAGGGCGACTTCATCGTCCTGAACCGCTGCCACTTCGAGGGCAATCACCGAAACTATCGGCTCTGGGGGCTGGCCGAGCTGCATGACTGCGTCGGCATCACGCCTACCGACAATGCCGGCAATAACCCGTATGCGCAGGCGAACATCTCGGCCTTCGACGGCTCTATGGTGCGTGTCTATGGCGGCGAGTTCCATTCCGGAAACTCGAAATCCGAAATCTTCCGAGCCGAGAGCGGCGGCATCCTAGCGATTTCCCCTTCAACTAAATGGAGCGGTGGATCGGGCTACAGCTCCACCGAGAAAGGCAGCGGTAATAGCCCCAATTCAATCGTCACAACACTTGATCCCAACGACCGCCGAAAGCCAATCATAAGTTCTCCAACCAATCTAACCATCAACGAAAACTTGGTTGGCAAGTGGACCACCACCGAGGCTAGTGGCAAGATCATCCAGCTGAGAATCTTGGAGAACGGCGTCCTGCTCCGGACGGGGTCTCCGATCTTCGCCGCCGCAGGGTTCAACTTGCTGTGCCGGCGGCAGGACTTCGAGGATAAGAACCTTCCGAACCCACGAGTCCGGAATATCGTCGTGATCGATACCAACGGTAATTTCTCCGACTTCACTTCTATTTCGCTGCGCGTGAACGACGTGGCCGATGATCCAATCGCGCCAAGCGATCTGATTGCGGACGGCGTAACCGACTTCGCGTGGTGGGACATGCGGCCGGGTTCAGTATGGCAGGATATCCAGCGAACTATTCCAGCTGTCGGCAGCGGTGACGATGTCCGGTGCGTTGATGACGTATCCGGTCACGGGCACCACTGGTTCATTATCGATGAGAATGCCCCGGCCAAGCTTCGTTTGGGAGAGACCGGCAACTACATCGAAGTACAAGCGCTGGAGAAATTTCAGCAAGCCTCTCCGTCACATCTTCGATTCACCAAGGTTACCTGTGGCCTACTAATTCGACGAGCAACTCTTGATAATAATGCTCGTAATCTCATCACCTTCGGCGTGAACAACACCAGTCATTGGGGGCTGTCTGTAGTGGGTGGTGCAAGCGCTCGCATGACCGTGGCAGGCAGCGCCACGGCTGCAAACGGTACAGGCGCGCTGGTCAATAACGATGTGGTGCTTACGCTGCAGACCGAGCCTGTGGAAGCTCGGTCTAACAGCAATGTGGTTATCGCACCTGATGTACCAGATGTTCCATCGCTTACTTATTCATCGACAAGCCTTGCCCGTCTTTTCTGCGATCCGCGAGGAGCTGGCACTTATTCAGGACGTTGGTACGGCGGCTGGGTGACTAACAGAACAGAGACCCAAGACTTCCGTTTCCGCTTGGAACGTCAATTCGGTAGCCTTGCCGGTCTGAACCTTTAAGGACGGCGCGAAGGTAGCGGCAAGCTAATGAGAAGCTTCTCCAACTCGTCGAGCTGGGTTCGCACGATACCGGTCTTCTGGCGATCATCCGCCAGCTTGCCAGTTCGCTGGGCGTCCATCAGCAGTAGACAGCTGGCGATAACTGAGGCCAAGTGGCTGACGCCGGTCTCGGGGTCGTTGTCCTCGCCGTCGAACCAGAGTGCCGCGTGGCGTTCGATCGCGTCTTCGTAAGTCGAGGCAGCAATACTGCTATCGCGGTAGTTGAACTTGCCGTATTTGGCCGCCCCCACCGACATGACACGCCCAACGGCCATGACCACCCAACGCGGCATCACCGACCAGATCGCCGGTTTCTTGGCACCGGCCAACTCCTTGGGGTTGACCGTTTCCTGCGGCTTGAGGTCTGCAATCGTAATCGGCTGAGGCACGGGGATGCCTTCTGCTTCAAGGGCCGCAATCGGATCGAACTTCTCGGCATGCTCGCCGAGCATGTGATAGGCTGGGGACTCGGTCATACTGAAACCTCCGCTTCGATTTTGGGGTGGGACTGATAATCGTTGAAGACGATGTGCTCGCGCTTCAACTCGAAGAGGCCGGGGGCGTCCTTCATGAACCCGACCTGCCCGAACGGATACGGCGTCCGCATCAGCTGGACCTTGGCCTGCTCGACGTGGTTCGCGTAAAGATGGATGTCGCCGAACGTGTGGACGAACTCGCCGACGTAGAGACCGACCTCGCGTGCGATCATGTGTGTCAGCAACGCGTAGCTGGCGATGTTGAAGGGAACGCCGAGGAAGATGTCCGCGCTGCGCTGGTATAGCTGACAGGACAGCTTGCCGTCCTCGACATAGAACTGGAACAAGCAGTGACAAGGACGCAACGCCATACGGTTTAGCTCCGCGGCATTCCAAGCGCTGACAACATGGCCGCGATCGTTCGGCTTGGCTTTGAGGTTCTGGATCAGTGTGATGATCTGATCGTAAGTGCCGTGATGGATTGCATCACCGACGTGATGCGCCTTCGCTGGGTCGGTCCAGAAGCGCCACTGCGCGCCGTAGACCGGGCCGAGGTTGCCAGTCTCATCAGCCCACTGATCCCAGATGTGGACGCCCTGATCGGTTAGCGCCTTGATGTTGGTTGACCCGCTGAGCATCCAGAGAAGCTCGGCGACGATCCCCTTGGTGAACAGCTTCTTCGTGGTGAGCAGAGGAAAGCCCTTCTCCAGATCGAATCGCATCTGGCGACCGAAGACGCTGAACGTGCCGGTGCCGGTGCGGTCCTCGCGCGGCGTGGGGTCAGCGTCGTGCTTGCGCACTAGCTCCTGCAACAGGGCGAGGTACTGCAGCTCGCCGTGGTAGGCCTCGTTGCCGTTGCGCATCATCGCCGCGGCGACTCTCGCGGCGCCCGTCGGTGTGACCAAGCCGGCTTCGCCGTCGACAATGGCCGGACCGTTCGTGACGACCAGTTGGTACTTCTTCATCAGATGGCACTCCCTGTGAAATAGCCGGGACAGGCGCGACGCGGGCGCGCGCGCGGAAACGAACAGAGATGCAGCCAGCCGCCCTCGCGGTGCGTGGCCATCTCGTGGGTGCCGGCCTCGTAGGCGCGGCGGGCACGGACGACTCCGACGTCATCGTTATTCCAGCCAGCGTCCATGATGCGCCGACTGGCAACGATGTGCGGTTCCAACTCGCGCCGGGCAATGCCGATGATCTCGTCGCTGTGCACGTCCTTGTTTCGGTTCACGACGGTGGTGACCTCATGGATCGTGGCGCCGACGGCCTTGGCCACCCGGAAGGGCGAGAAGCGCTTCGGGTTGGCGTTGTAGGCGCGCATGATCTCGGCCTCGATTTCGGGGGTGACTGCCATTTCTATCTCCGGGGTTTACGTATCGTCGGTTTAGTGCGCGATACCCGTACTACAATGTAGAACTCTAAAACTACACGGTACTTTCTTCAACGTCCCAGACATGATCCGCGATCTCGGCACCGCGGTGGGTAACCAAGATGATCTGCGACATGTGCTGCTTGAGACTGACGAGTGCTTGCAGCGTCGCCGCGCGCCGCGAGGCTGACAGGTCGCCGTCGATCTCGTCGGCGAGAAAGACCGGGAAGGTGTGACCCACGAGCGCTCGGCCCATCGCCACACGCAGCGCGAGGTTAGCGACCGTCTTGCCCGCGCCCGATAGCGTCTCGATCCGTTGGCCGCCGACAGTGATCTCCATCTCATCGTCCACGATCAGGTTCTGGAGCTTGCCCATCGACATGTCAACAATCAGCTTGGTCGCAATGCGGCTGATCTTGGGAGCGATCAGCGCCTTCACGACGCCGCGCGCATCGGCGATGCCCTTGGCGCCGAGGGCATACTCCTCGGCGAGGAAAGTGGCCTCGGCGATCTTGGCCTGTGTCTCCTTGAACGCCTTGTCCTCGGCGCGCCAACGCGCGTGCTCGGCCTCGTACGCCTCGGCAGCACGCAAACGGTCGACCACGCTGTCAAACGCCCACTGCGGCGGCTCGGCATCGAGCTTGGCAATCTCCGCGTCCACAGCCGCATTCTCGGCCACGACGCGCTCATAGCGGCCCTGCTCGGCAAGGAACGCATCCATCGTGGCCTTAGCAGCGCGCATCGCATTCAGCTCTGCCGATCGGTCCACAAGGTCTTGGATCTCGATTAGGCGCGCCTCGGCAGCACGGACTGCCTCATGCTGCCGCGCCTCGGTGCGCAACTGGTCGGCCTCACGCGGCGTGATCGGCGTCGCAGTCACATCGCCGTGCGCGCGCAGGGGCAGAGGCACGTCATGGCACTCGTGGGCCTTACGCTGGCGCAGCAGCTCCAATTCCGAGACAGCCGGCTCCGGAGGGATTTCACCGCCAACACGGAACTCGGTCGCGCACTTAGGGCATGTCGCCTGCATGTTGCTGGCGAGCATAACGGTGCCGCGATGATCCCACGCAGCTTCGCCTGCCTCAATCTCTTCCATCGACATCGTCGGGGTCTCACCACGTGCGGCGACCGCCTCATTGTAGGCATGGACACGAAGGCCCTGTTCGATGATGTGATCAGTGTGCGGCGGACGTGCGGGACGCTTGGCGATCGTCTGTTCTAGCTGCCACTTTTCGGCAGCTGCGGTCATACGCTGCTGCTCGTGCCGCTCCAGCTCGGCGATCGTTTCCTCGCTGAATGTGCCGACATTGGGCCGCACTGGCGAAAGAACGTCACGCCGCCGGGCCTTGAGCATGGCGTGCTGGTCGCGCAGCTCACGCGCGGCGCGCAGGGATGCAGCGAGAGTGACCGACTGGAGATAGCCGTCAGGGCGCACTGGCTCGTCGCCGGGCGATCGCAGCACCTTGACCAGCGCGTCGGCCTCCCGGCGGTAGCCCTTGGCCTCTTCGCGACAATCCTTCTCGGCCTTCTCGGCGTCGGTCAGCTTGAGCACGCTGTCGATCAGGGCCTTGCGCTGGGCGGGACGCATCGCGCCAAGCGCCTGCACGTTGCCCTGCGTGGCCGCATTACACAGGTCGAAGACGTCAAGGCCGTAGCCCATCAGCTCGGTAACCTTCTTGGTCACTTCCTCGGCACCCTTGGCGAGCATCGAGCCGCCAGAGTCCTTGATCCACTCCTGCTTGCCGCGACTGATCTCGTAAGCCGCGCCGCGGATCATGAACGTGCCCTTGGCGTTCGCGTCCTTGTAGTCGCCGGCCATGCCGCGCAGGGCTGCTTTGCCGTAGAGCAACCAGCGGGTTACCTCGATCGAGAGGAAGGTCTTGCCTGCCCCGTTCTCGCCAACCACGGCGGTGATACCGGTTTGGGGTTGATAATCTGCTGCCAGCGAGGCACCGCTTGCTGGAAACGTGGCGGATGATGTCAGTCGTGTGATCATGAGAGGTTCCTTACACCAACTCTTTGGTTACTCTTTCTGATTTTCTGAAACTACAGGGTAAAAATTAAAAAAGAGATCCCTTATGAAATCGACCCCCGCACAGTTTTTCGAGCGGACGCTCCTCAAGCATGAGGGCGAAAAGCATTCCCTTGATCCGGACGACGGGGGCAATTGGCTCGACGGGCGGCTGGTCGGCTCGAAGTGGGGTGTTACCGGCGCTGCACTTGCCAAGTACCGCAAGGTGCCGCACAGCGCGATCACCAAGGAGGTCATGTCGAAGCTGACCAAGCAGGAAGCGATCGACCTCGGCCTCGACGACTACTACCAGACCAACGGCATCGACCTACTCCCGTGGGACGCGGTGGTCGCCAGCGTCGTTGATCACGGCTACAACCGCGGCCAGAGCACCGCCGTGCGTGTGCTGCAGCGGCTGATCGGTGTCGGTGAGGACGGACAAGCTGGCGCGAAGACGCGTGAGGCGTACGCCAAGTGGCGCTGCAAGCACGACGAAGCCATGGCCATGAAAGTGTGGACAGCAGCTCGGGTTGCTGATTATAAGAGCCTCCACAATCTGAAGTACATCAACGGGTGGACCAACCGGGCCAACTCGTTTCTGCCCGGCACAAGCTGGTGGAAGGCCAACGTATGAGCACGCTTCGCTTTCGATGGGTAGTCTACGCCTTCGTCGCTGCCGGTCTTCTCATGGCCGCCATGCTGGGCTGGCAGCTCTACGATCTGACGCCGGCCCGTTGGTGTGTTTTGGCAACCCAAGGATCGCCTGACCTCGCTACGGGTTGTGTTACCATGCTCGTCAAGCTTCTCGACATCAAAGACCATGTCATGATCGGCCTACTGGCGATCGTGGGTCTTTCCGTTCTTTCACTCGCCGCCGTGGCGCTGGGCGTGCGGTTGGGTTTTACGGGACCGGGCGGCCTCTCGGCGAACGTAGGCGCCGACAAGACCACAGTCACCGACGGTCAGGCGACTGTCACTCTTCCAACCCCTCCCGCCGAGGAAACCCAAGCATGACGCTGCCCTCTTTCTTCACCGGTCATCTGTGGAAGGTGGCCACTGCAGGAGCAGGTATCGTCTGTCTCGTGTTGTCGGCGTTTCTCATGTCGAGCTACTTCGAGAACCGAGACCTCTTGAAGCAGCGCACCGCACTGCAGCAGAGCATCACGGACCCCGAGACCGGCTACGTCGCCCGCCTTGCGCAAGCGACGACGAACGTGGCCACCTTGCGGCACGAAGTCGAGGTTCAGAATGCCGCCTACGAGAAGCTCTCCGCCGAGAGTAAGTCGCTTTTGGCGGCCAAGACCGCCGAGCTGGCCAAGGCGCAGGCCGCCACACGCAGCATGCAGTTGCGACTGAACGGTTTTTTGGCAACCAAGCCGCAGGGGGCTACCCTTGAAGACCGGGTGCGTGATATCGACGCGCGAGGAATGGCGGAGATGGTCCAGTGAAGCAGCTCTTTATCGTACCGCTGATGCTGATGGCCGCTGCCTGCGCGGGTCGCACCCCTCCGCCCCAAGCCGAGCCGGTTGTGGTGACGCAAGTGGTCAAGGTGCCGATCGCTGCGCCATGCGTTCCAAAGACCTTGGGTGCTGCACCGCAGTACGTCGATACCAAGGAGAAGCTCAAGGCGGCCGCAGACGCTGCCGAGCGACTGCAGCTGCTCTACGGAGGCCGCGCGCAACGCGAGGCTCGTCTCAACGAATTGGAGCCGGTGGTAGCTGGTTGTCCTCGGGGGTAACCTATGCCTGACATGAACGACCCTCTTCTGCACAGCCGCGAGACGCGTCATGAGCTGAAGAATTATATTATGATCACTGACTACAAGCTGGATGGCTTGGCGGAGAGGCATGACCAACTGTCGAACAAAATCGACAACAAGAACGAAGAGCTGGCAGTGAAAGTCGAGGAGAAGCACAAGGCAGTCCTTGACGTGATCGGCGAACTCAAGTCGATCCTCAAATGGGCCGGTGGTCTGGTGGTGATGCTGTTCATCAGCACGCTGACGTGGTCGCTCGCCCAGCAGTACAGCGCCAATGAGGCGCAGAAGAAGGACATGCAGCAGCAGCTGGACATTCTGCGCGAGCAGGAGCGCGCGCGGAATGCCAACCGTGCTGAAATCCTGAGCCGCCTACCGGCGCCCAGTACTCCCGAGGCCGCCAGTTCCCCGGTCAGTGTCACTAAGAACTGAGACCTCGACCGGCGTGGCCTGAACGATCGGACACAGCACGAGCTGCGCGATGCGATCGCCACGCTGGATCTCCAGTGCATTCTTACCGAGATGCGACAGGATCACCATCAGTTCACCGCGGTAGTCCGCGTCAATCGTCCCGATCCCATTCGTCACGAACACGCCGTGCTTCGCTGCTAGTCCACTTCGGCTCCGCACTTGCAACTCGAAGCCTTCGGGCACCTCGACGGCGAAGCCGGTGGCGAAGACCTTTGTCTGGCCGTGCCACAGCTTGAAAGTCTCGGCGGATCGCAGATCCATGCCGCTGGCTTGTGACGTCTCGTACTTCGGGATCTCCAATCCCTCCCCATGCGGGAGGCGCAGAAACTTCACTTCCATAGGTCATCTCCAACCATGATGTGCCAACAACCACCGCGGTCCGAAGGAGATCGGGACGGTGTACACCTAGACACAGGGCGTAGCGGTTTTCGTAAGGGCGGTGACTGCTGATGCGGATCACCTGCTCCTGCGGGGTGTTCGGGTGCAATTTGAGATACCGGCTGTCTGAGTGCGCCACGAGGCTCGACTGAATGCGGCAGGGAACCCCGAGCGCGCGAGCTACGTCGTAGAGCTTGATTGCGACCTCAGCGCTGTTCCTCGGCTCCAAGCTGCATCCTTTCTTCGATGAACCCGCGAACGCGCGGATCACGGTCATGGATGCGCTCTCGGACGATCCGATGGAAGTCAAAATCGTCAAGTGACACGGTAATTTCGACACCTTCCTCTTCCTGATCCCGCACGCGCTTGTGCGTGAGGGCGAGGCAGTCGATCTCCGGAAGCTCCTCTCCGGGCGCTAGGAGCACGCGCACGACCTTGTCGTGAAGGCCGGTGGCCGAAAGGGCCTCCTCGCGCGTCAGCGTGACGTAGAGATCACCCTCGCCATGTGCGTAGGGTTCCATCGATCCAGTGCATTGTACTGCGCCGTCAAGGAAAAGTCCGGCACGGTGGAAGTGTCCACTCCATATGCCGACGTCGCCAAATGCTTTCCGCAGCGGCGTGACGGGCGCGAGATGATCGTCTTTGCCATCAAAGACGGCAAGATCCCAATGGCCGATGGCGTGCTCGATGCCAGCAGCGCCGGCAAGATCCGCGACTTGAGCATCTGCACGACGATCCCACTCCCAAGGAAAAAAGGCCAGCGCGCCGAGACGGCGCGGGCGGTCGAGGATATGGAGATTAGCCAAGCGGTGTTGGGTCATCTCGCGAAAGGCGTGCCACGCGCCGACCAGCGTCAGGTTACGGGGCTTGTCGTGGTTCCCCGCCATCATGACGTAGCTGGTCTGATCGTTGCGCTCTGCGGCGCCAAGGACGGCGCGGGCGGCGGCGACGATGACAGCGTCACTGACGTAGGGATTGTCGAAGAGATCGCCGACCATCACGATGACGTCGGCGGGGGTGTCCAGCTCATGGGCAAACAGCGCGGCTTGGCGTGTCTCACGCTCGCCACGCCGGTGCTGCGGCACCCCCTCCTCGAACTTTTTGCCGAGGTGAGGGTCACCGATCAGGTGCACGCGTGAGCCGTCAGAGAGCTGGAAATCGTTCACGCGTGCACCCTTGGATCAGGCGGTGATCGCGCCGGGGCGGATCTTGCGCACCTTGCCGGCGGCGTCCGTCGTCACGACGAACTGGCCGTCATGTCCGGTGACCTCGGCGTCGGTCACGGGAATACGCGTCGGGCCGGCGAGGAACGAGACCTTGCGGCCAACAGCGAAATCGGTCGGGGGAGTGGAAGCCATGGTAATAATCTCCTACGCGAAAGTGCGTTCGGTTTCTTTAAGACCTAGAACTTCTATGTCAACAGCAAAGCGCTGACATGATTGCGCTTTGCATGAAAAAGAAGATCGATCTGCCAGGCACAGTCGTGTAGCGCGTTGTGCTTCGAGCCACCTGCCGGGAACGGGACTTCGTCCTCGATCGCGGTACGCACCACGTCGCCGCGCAGACCGGCGATGTAGCTGTGCAAATCAAGGTAGTTCCAGTGAGCGAAGGGGAACTCGACATCCAGCTCGATCATCTGGCTCTCGATCATTGGCCAATCGAACTTGATCGGCTTGGCCACGAACACGTAGCCGCCGAAGGGGGCGTCCTTGCAGCAGAAGTCGGCGAAGGCTTGGAAGACCTCGCGCGCCGGGCGCTGGCGCCCAACGATGCTGGCATAGACCTCCTTGTTATCAATCCGCCAGAACTTGCGCGTGCTGTCAGACCAGCGCCGCGTGCGCAGCACCGACGGGCATCCATCGAAGACGGGACCGACCTTGAGCGTCGTGGGGTTGAACTTGATGGCGGAGATCTGGATGACCCCGCCGCGCTGGGGGTCGGTGTCGGTGGTCTCGCAGTCCACCATGATGTGCGTCATTTCGTCCATGGTTCAAGATCCTCAAATTTCACAGAGCGACGACCCATCTTTAACTCGTGGGCGTAACGCTCACACGTCATAATGAACCAGTGGCCAAGATGATAGGAAAAGATGTAGAACTTATAGTTGCAGGAGCCTCGCAGGTATTCCTGCTGCGCCGCCGACGACTGACCGTCTTCGATGTTGCCGAAGGGGAAGGCCGTCTTGTGCACAGTCGATTTGACCTCGGCGTAGTGCAGCGGCACGCCCGGCGCGGATACAAGGAAGTCGGACGGCTTCTTGAAGTCGTTGACCTTGATGCCTTTGTTGATGGCCATCAAGTCCTTGCGATCGCGCAGGCGCTGAATGTGGCCGACGCGGGTCCAGTGCTCGACGAACCCGCGCTCGGCTTCCTTGCCGTCATTCTTCATCGGTGTCGGACTTCTCGACGGGCGCGGGGGCACGCAGGTAGTCGATCCAGATCGAGATACCGCTGGCGCTGAATAATACAACACAACTGCGAGCGATCACCGACCATTCTGAAGCATCAAGGTTCCAGACGCAGAAAGCAGCGGCAAGATAAGTGAGCGCGAGGATCCCGACTGTCACAATCAGGATGCCGAGGACTCGGCCAATTTGTTCACGCGTCATGGAACATAAACTCCAGTAGTTCGGCGACCTTGTCATCCGAAAGCTTAGTGCCCTTGAGATCTTTGTCAACGACACCGGGGATGATCTGCGCTTCGTCAAGCTCGATCTGCGACATGGCAGGGTTGTGCTCGTTGAAGGGACGGAAGGTACGGCCCATAGCCACCGTGCAGTTCAGCGGGAAGTGCTTCACGATGTCCGGGTGCGTCTCCATCGCCTCGCGCAGGAGCGGGATGAAGCGCAGCGCGGCGCTCTTGTGGACGGAGAAGACCAGCTCGTCGTGAATTGGCATCATCAGGCGGTAGTCGACACCCCACACCAGCCCTGCGGCGTCGCAGGTCTTGCGCAGGTTCAGCAGCGACCGCTTGGCGAGCGTGGCGCAGGTGCCTTGGATCATGGCGTTCACAACTTGGTTGCGACCGCGTGCCTGGATCCGCTTGCAGGCCGTCTCCGCGTAGGCAACGAGGCCGGGCGCCGCCGACAGGTCCGAGAACTTGCGTAGCATGGCTTGGCGCCATGCGCTGGTGCACTCGAAGCGATTGCGCTGGTGGCCGTCTGGCAGGGTGATGAAGCCGTTCATGCTGGCCTCGTCCTGCGTGCGCACGCGCCACGCTTCCTCGTCGGGAAAGCGCTCACGGTACTTGTCCACCAACTCCCAGTGCTCGGTGTCAGTCAGCCCGGCATTGTTTGCCACCGTCGAGCACGCACCCGAGTACCAGTAGCCAAAGTTGATGCCCTTGCCGATTGCGGTGCCGCGCGACCACTTGTGGAAGTCCTGCGGCGAGAGATCACGGCCCGAGAAGTCGCGCAGCACCCGGTTGTTGGGGTTGTTGCCGAACTTGAACTCCTTAAACTCGGCTTCAGTCAGCCCTGGCATCGCCTTAATAGAAAGGCAGTCCACCGCCGAGCCGCTATGCATATCGCCGTAAGGCAGTTGCCCATAGATCTTAGCAAAGCCTCCATTTCCGCCGGCCATGTCTCCGATAAGAACCAGCTCAATCGCGCTCCAGTCTGCTGAAATGACCACATGATCATCATCATCCCCGAGATAAAAGCTGCGAATGTAAGCGCTTTCTCCGGATCGGGCCAACTGCATAGGATTAGGAAAAGAAGTAGCCAGACGGCGCGTCGCAAGTTGGGACGAGAGGGAGGGATAAACACGACTGGTCTCCGGGTCCATGAGCTGAGTGTACGGGGTGAGGTACAGCTTCACGCGCTGCTCGATGTCGGCCATCGTCTGTAGGTCGCGCATGACCTCGGCGGCCAGCGACTTGGGGTCTAAGCCCTCGCGGATGCGGCCACGCGCTTCCTTGTCGGACGCCACGCTGCCTTCGTCGTACTGCATCGGCATGCGCAGCAGATCGTACATGATCGTGCGCATGGCGTGGTAGTAGACGATGTTCAGCTTACCCGATGAGGGCACGCGCTTGGCCTTCTCCGTCGCCCACGCATTGCCGATCGGGTTCGAGACCTGAAACACCTGCTCGAAATCATCGTCGCTGTCCTTGGACATAGCCCAGTCGGCGATCTGCTTGCGCTTCTTTTCCCAGCCCTTGGGATACCAGCTGGTCTCCTTGCGCATCAGGTCCGGATGCGGCTCAGCGGGGAAGGGCAGGGCTTGACGGACGCGCGCCTTGAACTCGCGCAGCAGCTTGGCCATGTCCTGCCGCTCGACATCGCGCCGTGCGAAGACCTGATCGAGGTCCAAGCGGATGCCCTCGCGCCAGCTATCGGCGTAAAGATAGACCATCGGGTTCTCTTGCGCGAAGAACGCCTTGAGAGCCTTCGGGTTGTGCTTGATCATCTCGTCGAACATCCAACGATAGTGCATCACCGCCCAGTATGCGTCATCGGCGCCGTACTTGACGACCTCGTCGCCGGTCAGCTGGCCCATATGGGTCTTGTCACCGAGCACTTCCTTGAAGGTCGTCTGCTCCACGCCGAACCGGCTCTTGGTCAGCGCCTTGAGGCTGTACCCCATGGAGATGGCCTTGACGAAGCCGTTGTAGCTGTGCTCAGCCTTCGACTCCTTGGCGATGAACTTGCCCAACAGCTCCTGCTGCTTGCCAGAGGGGCGCTCGCCCGGCTCCATGCCATCCCACACGCCGATGACCTCAGTGGCTACCTTGTGGAACGCCTTGGGCAGCGACGCGCGGTAGAAGGCGCCGATGTCGTACTGGTCAGGGCCGTGATGCGACACAGCCATCTGCAGGGTGCAGACGAAGTTCTGCAAGTCGACGTCATGGCACTGCTTGAACATGACCAGCTCGAAGGGCAGGTTGTGAGCCACGCCAATGGCCTTCTCGCTGACTGCGTCGAGCACGATCTTCACGATCGACGGGTGCAGCCGGTTGGCCACGTCCGCGTGCGCGAGGTTGAAGTAGTACGCGATGTCGCTGCCCTCAACAAAAGTCGAGAAGCCGGTCATCGTGGTGCGGCGGTGGTCGAAGACCAGCCGCGTGGCGTTGCAGTAGGCGTTCAGCCCCTCATGCCGCGTCTCGACGTCGGTGGTCTCGCAGTCGAGGCCGTATAGCTTGGCCTCAGCCAGCTCGGCGAGGATTTGGGGGAGGACGGCGGCGACGTTGCGGTTATCGACGAGGACGGATTTGATCATGGGTAGATCCAGTTGTCTTGGCCGCAGCCGGGCAGCGGGCACTTCGTGATCAGTATGTCGCCGTCGCGCTGATCAGCGCTGCAGCGCGCCTCAGCGCGCGTGAACTCGTACTCGGTGCTGCAATTTCCGCAGGTGGCCTTGTAGACCTTCTCCTGCGGGAGTGCTCCTTGCTTGATAATTTTCATGCGATGCTCCAGAAAAACAACCAGGTGAAGGGGTTGGCCACGCACAGCGCCACCAAGCCCAGGTAGCCAAGAGACGTGGGCGGCAGACGGTCCTCGATCTTGTCGAGGCCGTAAGCCCATGCAAAGGCGAGCGCGAGAAAGAGCCAAGGCATCACAGGAAGAACTCCGACAAACAGGCATGCCCCTTGGTAAAATCGAGGTTTCCCTTGGTGATGCCGCCGGTCAGTTCGTCGTCAGGGACGTTCATGAAGTGGGTGACCGTCAGCATGGCCTGCAACGTCTTGATGTTCTCGGGGTCGGCGAGCCACGCCTTGACCTTGGGCTTGAAGGGCAGGTCGATGAACCCCTCGGGGTGGCCAGCGGCGATCGCGCGCTGGATGGCGTCCCAATGCGGCTCCATCTCAAGCCAGCGGCCCGGTCCAAAGCCAGGCACGCCGGCAATGAAGTCGCTGCTGTCGCCGACCAACGCCTTGTACAGCGCGATGCGATTGCAGGGCACACCCTTCATGTTCACGCCCTTGAGCGTGCACAGGTGCGCGACTTGGCCGTAGTCCATGTCGTTACTAAAGACCTCTGGTTTCGGGCCGCCGCGGGCGGCTATCTGCCGTACCAGCGTACCGATGACATCGTCGGCCTCCCAGCCGTGGACCGTGATCTGGACGGCGTGACTGTATCGCAGCACCTCTTTCCAGAGCCTGATCTGCGAATAAACATCCTCACCCGCCGGCTCGCGGTTCGTCTTGTAGCGCGGATAGATGGCCTGCCGGCGTTCATTATGCTGCGCACCGTCCCATATCCAAATCTGGGAGCCGGGCGCGGCGGCGCACGTCTTCTCGTAGCGCATGCGCATCGACATGGGCACCTCACCGGGCATGTAACCCTTGCGTTCGTAGGCGCGCCGCATGACGTTCATGCCGTCGTATATCTGCACAGTCATGATGTCCTCCCGAATTCGCCGTGATATTTCTTCGACCCTTCGGCGTAGGCTTTGACCGCTGCGTCGAGCGTGTGGTGATAGCCGAGGTTGATGACCTTGCGGTCGACCATAAGCCTTGCCCAATAGCGCCCCTTGGTGAAAGTCACGCCCTTCACACCGAGGCGATTGTTCTTCTGAGCCTTCACGTTGCGCTGGTTCTCAGCGCGCGTCGCCAAACGAAGATTGTCCCAGCGGTTGTCCAGCCGGTCGACGTTCTTGTGATCTATCTCTTCGGGCGGCCAGACGCCAGTCATATAGTACCATGCCAGCCGATGGCAAAGATAGGCTCGCTGACCTATGCGGAGTCGCAAACCAATCACCCGACCGGTCTGTGCGTTGTTCCACTGTTTGCCCGCTATGGCGCCCCGCTTCGCTCGCCCCTTTTGGATCTTCCATGTAAAGATGCCGGTGTTGGGGTCGTAATGAAGCATCTCCAACAGGAGACCGTGGTCGATCAGAGGCTTATTCGAAACACGGGTCATCATCGGCTCCAACGAAAAACCCCGCCGCCAGATACGCGGCGGCGGGGTCCGGTACTCAGCGTGCCAACGCTGTTACTTGGCAGCGCCGATCAGGTTGAACCCGACCACGCCCCATTCGTTGCCGTTCTTGTTGCGCTGGGGGACGCACTCGATCTCGACGTCGACGACCGAGCCGGCGAGGTTGGCCTTGCGGACCTCTTCGTAGAAGGCGTTCCAGAACTTCACGCCGGTGATGGCCGGGGTGATGCCGAGCTTCTGGCCCTTCTTCGCGCCGGGCACGTCTTCGCCCAGCAGGAAGGGAACCTCGACCGTGCGGTACGGTCCGTCAACCTTGTCGTGGGTCGCCTGCAGACGCGCCGTCGCCTGCTGGAAGTTCTCGCCCTGCGAGGTCATGCGACCATCATAGGACTTGATGAAGGTGGTCGAGCCGCCGCGGTTGGCCCGCACCGACATGATCACCGCGACTTCGGCGATGTTGATCTTGCCCTTGGCCTTCTGGAAGTAGGCGTTGGTGTCGATCCGGAGGCCCGCATCCTTGACGCCGAGGTAGGCGTCGACGATCATGCCCGAGCTGTCGGCGAGGTCGTCAAGCGACAGCGACGCGGCAGGAGCCTGGTAGTTTTGGACGGCACCGGCGTCGGGGGCTGTGGTAGCGGGGAGATGGGCGTCGGCAGCAGCAGCGGCCTGGTTCATGACGTCGTCGAGAGCAGAGGAAGTGCCGGTCATAAGATAGTTCCAGTTCATTGAGGTTGTGTTGGTCCGCGTCGCCGCGGTGTGGCCCTTCTACAGGCCCGAGAGGATCATGCAAACATCCTTTCTAAAACTACAGGGTAGTTGGCCAGCTTCTGTTGCTCGGTGCTGGCCGTACCGCCGGTTGACTTAGGCCGCGAGGGCGTAAGCTACCTGGGAGTCGTTGTCGTTGGCAGTTATAAAAGTCACTGATAGGGCGGTCGATCCTATTTCGCCCCCGTCAGTGCTTATGGCTCAGCTCGGTCCCGATCTCAGCAACATCACCGAAAGTTTCTGGCTGGTCGGTCTGTTCCATAAGCACTGGTGGAGGCGGCGGGTACTGCCCCCGCGTGTCGCCCAACAGCCCCGGCACCGAAGCACCGGGACGCGTGATCTAGGTCATAGGAGTGAACCGGTCAAGGGTCCACTCGGCGATCGGACGAGAAAAATAGATCCCGTACTCGGCATGAGGGTTGAAATCTGGTCCGCCGACGCGGCCATAGAGGACGAGAACGTCGCCGGTGGTGGTGTCAATCGTGAAGCCGGCAGCGATATATTCGCCGCCCTTCTTGTGCAGCCACCGGACGTTGAGATCGACCAACTCGCGTGCCTTGGCCAGCTTCTCGTTCAGCTCAGCTGTGGTGCTCTTCATATCTATATCCTTCCATTGGAGAGTCTAAACTCTCTGGTTACTCTTTCTGATTTTCTGAAAGTACAGGGTAAAAATTAAAAAAGAGAGGGTCTACGAAGTGAAGTCCAGCACGGGCCGCGTCCCGTCGACACGATTGGCCAGCGAGGATTTTTCCTTGACGATCTCATACATGCGATCATCGATCGAGTCCTCGTACTTGAAGAACACGACGTGCAGCGTCTTCGTCCGAGAGCCGCGGCTGGCCCGGCGATATGCCTGTAATATATTCACATCCATAAAATCGATGGACGCAAAGATCACGAGATCGAACATCTCCCAGTTGTACCCCACGGCAGTGGTAGGACCACTGGCCACGATCACGTCCAGCTCGCCGGCTTGTGCGGCCTCGTCGATCTTGATGCGTCGTGGTCCGCTGACGTTAGCGTTGATCAACTCGACCCGAAGGCCCAGCTCTTCCTCGCACAGCTTGGCGATGCGCTCCTGCTCGGGCTGCAGCGCGGCGAAGATCAGCGTCTTGGCGCCCTTGCGCAAGTGGACCAGCAGACGTTCGTCCTTTTCCGTCCACTTCGGCACGCCCTCCAGCATGGTCTCGGGGTGAGCCATGATCTGCCGAGCGCGCATTTGCGCCACACCTTGGATCGAACCGTCGAGCACGCGCCCGTCGGCCAGCTCCAGCAGCGCGGTCTCATGGAACTCGTCGTAGGAGGCACGCACCTTCTCGTGCATCTCGATCTCTTCGGCGATGAAGACGACGTCCTCCTTACCGTAGACCTCCTCGAACGTGCGACGGATCGAATGCTTCTGGATGATTGCGGCGAGCTTGCCCTCATTTTTCCAGCGTACAGGGCGCCCGTAGTCGTCCATGGCTTGGACGTGCTCAAAGTAGAAGCCCTGCCGCGAGCCATAGTAGCGTGGCTCGATGACGTGGATCGCCGGGAAGGCACTATCCAGCCGCCCGTTGATGAGCGTGCCGGTCATGCCGACGAACCGACTGACCTTGCGGTTGACGTGGAAGAAGGACTCGGTCAGCCCGCTCTCCAGCCCGCCGTAGGCCATGTGTAGCTCGTCCACGAGCAGCAGGTCGATCTCGGGGAAGGCGGCCAGCAGTCGCTCCCAGTGCATCGACATGAACTTGAACGTGCAGATCACAGCCTTGGCCCCGTCGCGCGACGCCGCGGCGATCAGATCCTTAAAAATTTCGGGGTCAGCACGCGACATCTTCTGTGGCTTGCCGTCAGGTCCGAAGATTGGCTTGACCTCGACCCAGCCCGAAGGCTTTTCCGTGTGGCCGCCTTTGCCGTTGAGGGTGTACCAGAGACCATCGTCGTTCTCAAACCCCAGCTGGATTGGCTTGTAAGCCTCACCACGGGCCTTTGCGTGTTCGCGGGCCAAGTCGGTCAGCTCGACCGTCGAGGTCTCCTGTGAGGCTCCTGGAAGAAAACAGCGGTATCCGGCACGTTTTCGGTCCGAAGCAAGCGTGGGACCGGTCCAGTCCTTCGTCAGCGCGGCGCGGTCCGTGCGCAGGATCACCACGTCGTCGCCCGGCGTGTACTTCTTGTCGTTGGCGACCTTGAACTCGGTAAATCTACAAAGTTCTTTTAAGTTCTTTTTCAGAAGGCTTTTTGGCATAGACCACAAAGTCTTCACGCCGCCACGCGCCCAGCACATGTAGCTGTAGACGCAGCAGGGCGGTGTCTTGCCGGTGCCAGGGTCGGAGAGATCAAGGCACTTTGGGTTTCGAATATAGAAGGCCAGCTGCTCGACCTGTTTCTCACGTAGCTGGGGAATGTCGGACATACTGCATCTCCGGTTCGGAAGGACGTCTACCTGTCGGTGAGCCAGCCATCATAGCGTCGACCACGCGCGAGCGCCGATCGACGGCGCGCTGCCGTTCCGGGCCGTTGTCAGTCATGAAGGCGAGGACGCGGAGTTCGATATCTCGCCAGTCTGTGCATTGAGTAAGCATTGGATCCTCCTGCGCAGGCTCGGCGCTCGTGCTTCGCCTAGGAGTTTTAGAAGATGGACACGATCGAAGGGGCCGACAAGGCGGCCCCTCTTCACGTCGCTCAGCGACGGACAGACAACCGTTTGTCCACTATGTCCTCCACGATTTTGATCGCCGCTGCTGTTTCGTCCGGATGAACCTCCACCTTGAAGTGATCGATCGGACCGTTGCGTGCCGGTGTGATCTGCGTCTTCGCCAACTCCTTGGCAAAGCGTTCGGCTATTGCTCGGGTGACAACCACTTCCCTCTCGTGGTTTTGAAACGCTACGATCATCGGTTGGACCGATGGGCTGATGTAGTTCAGGCCCACCGGCACCTGCTTGCCCGGTCGATGCAGCCGGCCCTGCGCCTGTGCTTGGGCCAGCGACGTCACGCCGGGGTGATTGAACTGACGCGTTCGGGCCGTGAGCGTGGCGTTCTGAATGGTGGCTCGGCTTCCGAGATGAAGCTTCCATTGTGGATACTTTTCCTTGAGCCGAGCCCAGCGCTCGATCGTCCGGATAAACGAGGCGTCGTCGACGACCGGGATCAACCGGAAGACGCGCGCGGCGCGGTCGGTGTTGTAGGCGGCAGTGCGAATGATCCGCTTGCCGTCGAAGGCGATCTGACAGATGCCGAAGTCGAACTCGTCGAGCGAGTACGGCATGACGATCACGTTGATCGGCGGGCAGTTGGGGAACTTCGTCTCGATCGACGCCGAGATGCGCTCGCCGTTGTAGGTCTTGTCGTGGAGGATCTTCACGTCAGGCCAGCCGTCGGCCTTCATCCGCTGCTCGAAGCGGCGGCCCTCATCGCGGTCGATCGTCTCGCACGGTACGAAGATGTCGATGTCTTTGACCTTCACTCCGTGCTCGCGATCCCGCAGGCACCCGCCGGCCATAACGGCGTTAGGTGCGAGGACTTGGATCGAGGCAAGGGCGGCGCGCCACTGGCGCGGGATGTCGTCTATGCTGTTAAGGCCAGAGGTTGCCATGAGGGATTCTCCCGTGGATATCCGCGTGGGTTGGTGATGATGGACACACCATCCTTGACGACGCTGACGGATGCATGCGTGTGCCCGTGATGCCAGACTGCGATCTTGTCGGCGTGCTTGGCGAGCAAGGGCGTCATGAGCGGGTTGACGTAGTACGGGTTGCCACTTGACCCCTCGTACTTCGGATCGAGGCTCTCGTAGCACGGCGCCGTGTGCGTCATGACGATTGCGCGCATTCCTTCAAGGAAGCTCAGCAGGTTGTCCACGCGCGTGGCGTGCTCCTGCGCCAGCAGGTTCACTTGCTTCTTGCTTCTTGCCGATACCGATCAGCCGGCTGTCGTTCATGTAGTCCTGCCAGTGCTCCTCATCTTCGACGACGTACCAGCCGTTGGTGCAGATCACGACGAGGTTGTCGGCGACTGGCGTCAGCAGCAGCTGGTTCAGGCCCTTGTAGAATGCACGCTCCGTGTCGAAAACCGAGCGGTCTTGCGACACGTTGCTGTAATGCTCATGATTGCCGTCGCAAGCGACCACGGTGTGGCCCTTGTTCTTGAGCTTGTTCAAGAACTTGAGACCGATCAGGCCGTTGCCAGTGTCGCCAGCCACTAGGACCAACGGTTTAAGCTGGTCATAGGGTGTCTTCGGCTGCGGGTGATCTACGTGCATGTCGGAGATCAGGCTGTATTCCAGCATCTCACCGTCCTTTCAGGAGGTTATCGAGCGATCGATGCGATGCCTGCAAGACCCGGCGCTGGTCCTGCGTCAGCGGGATCGTCGGTGGCAGGGGCGGGCGCGGCGGTGTTGCGGGGGTGGGTGTGCTCATCGGCTTTCTCCAGTGCGTGTTGGACGAGTTGGGCTTGTCCGGCGGTGAGGCTCGCCTCGGCCAAGGAGAGCAGGATAGGATCGCCCATCCGCATAACGCTCAAGAGCGCTTCCTTCTCCTTGAGGTAGACACGGGCGAACCCAGGGTCGAACCGGGCAATCGACTCCGTGTTATGGATCAAGTCGGCGTACTTGATCGTCTGCGCAGCGGGACTGATGTTCGCTTGCCGTTCGCGCTCCATGCTCTTGCGCGTCGCTCGATTACCCAACGCGGGATCGGCGTACTGGTCGGTCAGCTCCCATACCAACCGCGCCGTCTCGACGCCGAAGCGTCGTGTGATCGTGTCCAAGGACACAGTGGTGTCCTCGACCACATCGTGCAGCAACGCTGCGATGAGCTGAGGCTCGGACGGGTCCGCCGCATGATCGTGGACCAGCTGCATGACCGCGATCGGGTGGAGGACGTAGGGCAGACCCGTGTGTTTGCGGATCTGCCCGGCATGTGCCGTCGCTGCGAAGGCGATGGCGCTGTCGAGATATTGGTACATCAGTCCATGTCCTCCACGATTTCGACGTCGATCGCCCGCAGCTGCTCGATCGTCAGGCTGAAATAGTGCCCGAAGTCCGCGGTGCCGCCGTACTTGCGCATCGAGAACTTGGGGTCGGGCGACATGACCGTGCGCAGCCCGATGTGCTTGTCCGCCTTGATGGTCTTGTTGACCTTGAAGCCATCGAAAGCGAACACCGTGCCCGCCGGCAGTGTCTCCAGCCCGGCGCGGACCATGAGGTCGTCGACCAACCGAAAGCGATCGCGGGTGAGAGGAATGAACATCTTCATGTTGCACACCTTTCATACCCGCCGAGTTCCTCGAAGCGGAACAGGAAGTTGGCCTTGGCCTGCCGCGGTGTCCACGACTGCAGCTCGACGCCGGGCATGTCCTTGAGGTGCTCGAACTCGATGCCTTCCAGAACCTCGTGACGATCGAAGTCGCGCTTGACGTAGCGCATCTCCAGCCCGAGCATCTGGCGATCAGCCAGCTTGACCTCGGGCGACATGTCCACAGGCACGCCAAACATCGGCGCGGTGGCCGCCTCGATCGTGATCTCCAGTTGCTTGAAG